TCTCTATAAGAAACAGAATCTTTATCCAAATCTGTGACTTTTGGCGTATTTACTGATAAATTTTCTTCTCTATAAGAAACAGAATCTTTATCCAAATCTGTGACTTTTGGCGTATTTACTGATAAATCTCCTTCTCTATAAGAAACAGAATCTTTATCCAAATCTGTGACTTTTGGCGTATTTACTGATAAATCTTCTTCTCTATAAGAAACAGAATCTTTATCCAAATCTGTGACTTTTGGCGTATTTACTGATAAATCTCCTTCTCTATAAGAAACAGAATCTTTTTCTAAATCTGTGACTTTTGGCGTATTTACTGATAAATCTTCTTCTCTATAAGAAACAGAATCTTTTTCCAAATCTGTGACTTTTGGCGTGTTTGCTGCTAAACCTTCTTCTCTATAAGAAACAGAATTTTTTTCTAAATCTGTGACCTTTGGCGTATTTACTGATAAATCTCCTTCTCTATAAGAAACAGAGTCTTTGTCCAAATCAGTTTTCTTTTTTATGTTATATGATAAGTTTTCATTTCTATAACTTACAGAATCTTTTTCTATATCATGCTTAATTGATAAATTTACAGATAAATTCTTATTTATAAATTCTTTAGAATCAATTCTTAAATCTGTAACCCTTGGTGTATTTATTGATAAATCTTTTTCTCTATATGAAACAGACTCTTTTTCTAAATCTAAATTTTTAGGTATATTATTAGATAAATCATTATTTTTAAATTTTACAGAATCTTTCTCTAAATCAGAATGCTTAAATGTATTTTTAGATAAATTTTCTTTTTTATATTGTAAAGATTCTTTTTCTAAATCAAAATTTTTAGAATTATTATTAGATAAATCATTTTCTCTAAATTTTTTTGAATATGATTCTAAATCATTTTCTTTTAGAGTATTATGTGATAAGTCTTCTTTTCTATACTCAACGCTATTTTTTGCCAAGTCTGAGTCTTTTGACTTATTTAAAGCTAAATTATTATTTTTAAATTTTTTAGATTCTTCTTCTAAATCAATCTTTTTTAAAGCATTATGTGATAAATCATCTTTTATAAAATCTTTAGAATCACTTAATAAATCTTGCTTTTTAGAAGAATTATTACTCAAATTTTGTTCTCTATATTTATTTTGATTATCATTTATTTCTTTTTCTAAATTTGGATTTATTTTGTTTTTTGCTATATTTTTATTTCTTTGTAATTCAGATTCTTTCATTAAATCAGATAAAGAAAGTGTATTTTTACTTAATAATTCCTTGCGCCTTCCTTCAGACAAAGTTAGTAAATCAGTTATATCTTTATGAAGCTTTTTTCTTGCTAACAATGATTTCCTAAATTCTTCTGATTCTTCTTCTAAAGAAAAAATTTTTTCAACAGCTTTTGCCATCTGTTCATTTCTTATTTGTTCCGAAAAATTATCCAAATCAGTATTAAACTGATTTACATTTTTGCTTAATAAATCTTTTTTTATAGAAGGATAAAATATGTCATAAAGATTCTGAGGTTTAGTCAAATTTTTAGACATTAATTTATTTCTAATTTCAGAAGAAAATTCACCAAAAAATTGATTAAATTTTTCTTCCATATTTTGTTTTTCTTCTATGTAATCAAAATTTGTATACATGATATATTTGATAATTTATTTTAATCTTTTAATTAACTTACTTTATCTATGTCTTCAACGACCATTTGTTCAATAACCCTTCCATTAGGCATTTTCAATTGTACAACTATGTTTTTTGTTCCTCCTCCACTAGTACCTGTACCAGAATTATTTATTCCGACCTTTCCCATTGCTTCAGCAAGTTTTCCCATTGCTTCAGCAACAGCTCCTCCAGATGCAGCGTCTGCCATTTCAGAAGAAAAATCTTTAAGTTTATCTAATTTTTCAAAATCCAATTTTTGTAGTGAATCACTTAATTTCATTACTCCAGCCGCCATAGTATTAAGTCCTTTCCCACCCATTTCAAGAGCAAGTGATAATGGAACTAATACTAATGAAATAGCCATTAAAGTCCCAATCATAAGCATCATACCAATCATAGTAATTGGATTTATAAACATAAGCCCAGCTAAAGCAAATGCTCCTAAAGCAAGTGATACTTTAATTAAGGCTGGTCCTATTCCAGTAAATGAAGCCCAATCTACTTTTGAAAGAGCATTTAATCCCATCGCTAAAGCCAAAAAACCTATTCCAACCATCATTAAACTAAGTGATATTCCAACTAAAATTGCAACTCCTATTAATAATCCTATAAGTTGTGGCCCAGTCATCATTGCTCCTATTAACATTATTCCTAACACAACAAGAGCAAGTATTCCAATTGCTATTAACACATTTCCCCAATTTACATCTGTCATTAGCGAAGCTGCAAATGCAAATGGAATAAGAGCTGCTCCAACAATTGCCATAGCAATAGACATCATTAATATATTTTTCATATCAATTTTTGTCTTTGAAATTATTTGCATAGCAAATGCCATTCCTACCAAAGCTGCACTTAAAGAAAGTAAAATTAGCGGGTCCCCGCCTAATGCTCCAAACAAAAGAGCTATACCTGTTAATGGCACTAGCATTGCTGTTATTGCCAAAGTAAACATTGCTATTCCTTTTAAACTGTATTTTGCAGCTTCTTTAAATACCTTTCCTAAATTTTTGGCAAAACCAAGCAATCCGCTTCCAGCACTAGGTTTTACAGCATTTGATTTAGTTGCTACATCTGTTGCTGGTCCTAATGGATTTGCTGCAACTCCGCCAGCTCCTCCTCTTCCCATCATAGCTCCCTTTATTCCACCAGCTTTAAAAATACTTCCAAAGTTTTTTGGGCTCATCGCAAAAGCTGCTTTCCCCAACGCTCCTATAAGTGGAGGAATAAGCAAAAACAATGCAGCAGAAAGAGCTGCAACAGTAATAATAATTTTCCCAACAGTACTTCCTCTCATCCATTGAATAAATTGTGTTAGTTTTTGAAAAACCCAAGTTAAAGCATCTATAACTGGTTGAAATACTGTAAGCATATTCATAACTGTGTCTTTAAATGCAGTCATAGATTTTTGTAAACTTTGATTTTGTTTTGCTTGCTCTTCTAAGTTTTTATCTTTTTTAATTTGGTCTTCCATTATTTTCCTAACTTGGTCTTGAGTTAGACTTCTTAAATCTTTAATTCCAGCTTTATCCAGCACACTACCTTCTAAAACTTTTCCAGTCATATCTACAGAATCCATTAAGGTGTTTTTTATAGAATCTGGGTCAATTGGTTTTCCGCTTGAATCGGTTAAGCCCTTAAAAGAAATGTCTGGCATTAAATTAATTTTTGCATTATCTTGAGCATTTTTCTGTATCATTTTTTGAATTGAGTCTAATGTTTGACCAGTTGCATCTGCAACTATTTGTAAACGGTCAACATCTACTGGGTCAAATGTCATTTCTCCAGTTTTAGCATCAAACTTACCAATATCTCCTCCCATTTGAGTTAATATTTTTTGTAACTCAGCTGGACCTTTTCTTGCAGCTGATAATAAATCCATTGGATTAATATTTGCAAAAGAACCACCAGCTAATTGTAACTCTGCTGCCATTTCCATAGCTCCTTCAATACTTCTTGCTCTTTTTGCAACATCAAAAATTTCATCAACATTCATTCTAAGTCTTTCTGCAATTGCCACCATTTTCATTAAACTTTTTTCTCCTCCAACAAAACCCATGGTACGCATTTTTGTAATATTTTTAGCCATTCCATCAAGAACCTTCTTGGAACTTACTCCAAATCGTTTTGCTATAACATTTGCATCTTCCATAGCATCTCTAACTTGTTCGGATGATTTACCAGCACGCATCATTTCGCCTGCTATAATGCTCAAATTTTCCCCTGATACTCCAGTAGCTAATTGGATTGCTTTTAAATCATCTGTAGCTTTACTTAAAATTTCAAAATTTACAGTTCTAAGTTCATCTCCCAATAATCCCATAAATTGAGCTGTTTCTTGAATTGACATTCCAAATTCTGCAGTTTTTACAGTAAGATTTGTCATTAAAGTTGCATTTTCAGTGAACATAATTCCAGTTTCCTTTTGTGTTTCATGAATAATGTTATCAAAATCCAATAATTTAGGAATTATTCCTGACGCTATATTCTTGGCAATTGACATTAATCCCTTTGAAATTTTAAATACTTCCTTATCTGTTTCAGTCAAATCTTTTTCAATATCTTTAACTTTCTTTCCCACTTGAACATATTGTTGTGCTTGCCCTCCTATTTTTTTAAAAACTTTATCTTGTGTCGCTAAAATTGCCAATCCCTTATCCCCATGCTCATCTAAAAATCCAGAAATGTCCTTATTTGCCAAAGACATTGCATATTTCTTTCTTAATAATTCATCCTCAATCTTATTTAATTCTGGCATTTCCTTCAATAACTTATCATAATATTTTTCAGAATCTATATGGCTATCCTTAAGCTTTTCGGCAATATCAAATTGAGTTAATTTTGATTTTTCTAATAATTTATCTAATTTTTTTTCAAGCTCCATTTTTTCTTTACCAGTTTTTTCTGCCTTTTGAGAAATCAATGAATATATTTCAGAAGATTGTTCTAATGAAAGTTTAGTCGCATCTGCCCCACTTTCCATTATTTGATTAATTAAATCACCTTTAGCTTTAAAAACATTGGCAAAATCAGCTAATGCTTTCTTGGTTTTTTTTCCTAATCCATCAACAGCATCATCAATACTTTTATTTAAAGTATTTCCTATTCCTTTAAGATGTATTTGCATATCACTTAATAATTTGGCTTGTGTAGCCAACTCCTCAGTAGTTTTAGGTATTTTGTCAAACCAATCTGAGCCAGAAATACCAAAAATAGTGGAAGAAATACCTTGCCATGCTAATTTCATGGAATCAGTAGATTCTTTTAAATTTTTTTGTTTCTTATAAAGCTCATCTATAGCTTTTATTGCCTTTTTATAGTCTTCTGGACTTAATGCACCACTTTCAGTTTTCATTACAAAACATTTTCTTATAAATATAAAAACAAAAAAATGTTTTGTAAATAAAAAAAGGGGACATATTTTTATACATATCCCCTTTTCTTAAAAACATTTTATTTTTTATCTTTTTAACCAACTATATCCTTCTTCATTACTTTTTGCAGCCAATTTAGAATTAATATATCTTATTACTGTCTGAGTACTCGTTCCTTTATTTTTCTCCAAACTGTCAATCCAGGCAGTTTTCATATATTCTTCAGAAGCTTCAGAATTCATCATAGTTGATAATTTAGCATCTCTATATTTTTTGATTCTATCAATATTATCTTTATCTTCAAATCCAGTAGATGGTTTACTGAACATAACAGAAATTGGAATTTCAAAAACAGTATTTCTTTCAATATGAATAGTACATAAAAAATAAATCCCCTTGATTAGATATATTAATGATATAAATATAATAGCAAAAAACAAAAATTCAACTAAGCTGCTCATAAATCCAGATTGTTTTTCAGCCCATTCAATAGTCGATTCTCTCCATCTTATATTAGCACCTAAAGTTCCAGTACCAAATTCATGAAAAATAAAAAAAAGACTTATTCCTGTATAAATAATTCCTTTAAAAAAACGATTAATATAAATTTTCATATTTTTTCTTTTTGTTCCTATTATATTATACGAAAACATACAAAAAAAGTTTCATCTCTATAATTTTAATGCATTTATAACATTTTTTAAGTGTTTTTCTTTCTTATCTTCTATTTCTCCCGACACCTCACCTGCTTGATTTATAAAATCTTTTTCTGGCACTTTTATAAATTTATCAATTTTTAATATTTGTTTTATTTTTTTTATTATAACATTATTTATTTTAAGAACTGATTCTGTCATTAATTCAGATTTATCAATGTCTTTTGATTCTTTTGCTATATATAGCATAAAATTATTAAGATAAAGCATCAAATCCATAATTTTCTTATCTTTAATAATTTTTTCATTTTTTCCTTTATCCCCTATAGTATTATTAAATACAGGAGCCAATCCAACAAAATCTTTATCTACAAATCCAGTTATTATTCCAGCTGCCACATAATTTTGCATTTGTTTTAAAACATCTGAAAAAACACCTCTTGGTAAATCTTTTTTAAATTGTTCTACAAAATCTTTTCCAATTTGAGAAGAAGAATCGACCTCAATAGAAATAGGAATCTTTTTATAACTTAAAAAATTTTTTAAATTTGAGTCTACAGAAAAATCTATTATATTTTTAGCAGAAATCCTTTCTTCTGGTTGTTCATTAGAAACTACTATTGAATTCACTTTATTTATTTTATATTGATTCCCTAATAACTCAAAAGACTTTCCTTTTATTATATATCCATTATTTAAGTAATTAGCTCTAATTGTTTCCCATGCTATTTGTAAACTATGTAAATTTGGATAAATTTGAAATATAAAGTCAGTATTTTTATCATCTATTTTTTTAATAATTTTAAATGTTACTTTTGCATTCTGTTCTCCAATTAATGTTACAAACCATCCAGTTGGCACAGACACTAATTCAACACTTTCTTCAGTATTTATAATTGGCTTTGTATATAATTCTCTCCCTAAAATACCATGTTCATAATTTTCCCAAGTGCCAGATAAAAAGCTGTCTGGAGCTGCTTCATATCCATCATTTTCAGCTTCATATATTCCTCCTTTAAATTTTCCTGATACAAATTGAGACCCTTCCATAAATCTTTCTCCTTCAAATATACCATTTTCCCATCTACCTCTAAACCAAACTTTTTTATTTTTAAAATAAATAAATTCAGCTGAAAATGTGGCATTAAATAACCAAGGAAATAATTTTAAACCACCTTCAACATTATATTGTATAGACCCATCAGACCCCATATCATCAATTGGGTTTATATGTCCATTATTATTTGTTAAACTATAATATGAATTAGAAGCTGGGGGTTTTTTAAAAAACTTACTAAATATTGCCTCATTTTTTAAAGAAATTTCTTCTAAACTTTTTAATGCATCCATAACTATTTTTATTTTATATAAATAGTTAAAATTTATCTGAATTTCCCTTTATTTGCCTTTGCTTTGTTCATAGCTTGTTTTTCAGCTGCATTCTGTTTTTCAATTTCTTCTTTTATTCTCCTTATATGCCATTTTCTCTCAACAACTGGCATTACCATTGCATCTGTATAAGTTATCGCTTTTCCATAATATGTAAGTAAAAATATTTCTTCGTAAATATTATTTTTATAACTATCTGGTAATGAAAGAAAATTATATCCTGCATCAACTCTTTGTATAAACTCTTCTCCACAAAATGGACATTTAAGATTCACTTTTTCATCTATTCCCAACTCATTTTCTTTAATAAAATTAATAATAGAATCAATTTGTTTTTTGGGCAATTTCCTTATAATTTTTTTTATTTGTTCTTTATTAGAAAATTCGTTAATCGAGTCAATATTATATACAAGCGAAAGTGATTTTTCTTTTTTTATTTTTGTATTTATTCCTTCTTCGTTTTTAATAATAAAATAATCATTATCAGATTCGTTTTCAATCTTTTCAAGCTCTTTTGCTAAAGTTAAAGGAGATATAACAAATTCTTTTTCAATCTCTGGTAAAAAAATAACATATTTTCCATTTTCATTTGGACTTATTTCTGACTTTTTAAAATTTAAATCTGAAAGTTTGAATTCGTTTTCTCCTTCTTTCCCACAGTGTGGACAAATCGGATTAATTTCAATAATATCTCCATATGCATTAGACCTTAAAAACATCAAAATTGCTTGAAAATCACACATTAAAAGTTCCTTTATGTCAATATTATCCATAATCAACTGACTTAAAACAAGCTCAATTCCTCTACCAGATTCCATTAAAAAGGTATCACATAAAATGTGCTCTTCAATCGCTGTCAAATATCTTACCAAAAGAGATTTATTTTTATTTGGATAATATATTCCTTTAGAAGGAAGATTTATTATACTAAATTGTCTAGATAAATCAATTTTTTTTTTATAAGAATTGTTAATTTCTTTTTTTAAATCATAAAATCCTTTTAAAAGAACATTAACAGAATTTTCTAGTTTTTTTATTATTTGTAGATATTCTTCTTTATTTTGCATTATAAATCTGCATTAGGATAAAATAACCTATAAGTCATTGGAACTTCATCTTCATAATGATGTCCACAATTTGTACATTCAAATTCATAATTAAAATCTATTCCTGGAGAAATTAATTTAACATATTCTCTAAAAACCAAAGAATCTTTCATTGGCATAGCAGAAATCAATCTTGATATGTAAAGTTTATCTCTATTTCCTTCAACTTCCATTATTTGCAATCTATATCTTTCAGTTACAGCTTTAGATACTTTATAGTTTGAATTCCCCCCCTTTTTTGTCACTTGAGTAGCTTTACTAATTCTATTTTCATCTTTTCCATTCAAAAATCTAAATTTTATATTTTTCTTCATAATTGGAAGCAAAAATTCATATTCTCCTTTTTCATCAGGTTTATTTTCTAAAAGTTTAAGCTTTAACAAACTTAAATCAACTATTGGGTCATATTGTTCCCCGCAACTTGGGCATGTCATTTTTCCAGGTTTATATTCTTCTCCCATACCATTTCTTCTCATATGAATAAGGATAGTGTTTCTATCTCCAACAATCATATCATCTGGATTTAAATCTTTATCTAATACAACAATCTGTAGTAATGCATCTAGAACCCTGCCACTTTTTATAAGTTCTGGAGAAAATAAGACATCATCTTCTTCTGCAGTTAAATACTTTATTTTAACTGTTTTTTTGCCATTAGGATAAAAAACCCCCATAGAAGGAAGTTCAATTTCTTCCGTTGGAACTAAAAATTCATCGTCAATAAATTCTTTAGGAATGTTTTGCTCTCCAATTTTATTTTCTATTTTATTCTGTCCAACAATAATTCTTTTGTCTTGATTTTGATTTTCCATATTTAATTTTATATTAATTTATTATAATTATATAAAAATAAAAAAATAAAGTAAATAGAAAAATTTTTAGTTTCTCTTAAAATAAAAAAATTTATGGAGTCATAGAAGCCTGAGAAGAAGATGATGAAGTTGGAGCAGAATTCATTTGTTTACTAGTTGTTTGGATGGTTTTCTGAAGTTTTTCCATATCAGTCAATTTATTTTCCAAATCTTGATTTTGTTGCTTTAGCTCTGCACTTTTTTTAACGCCATCTTGTTGTATTTTATCAATGTTTTTCAATTTTGCATTATTTATACTTTTTAAAGCGTTTACGGTGTTTGGAGGAGCTAATGGGTCTGCTGGGACAGAAGAACTAACTTCTTGGTTTGCTCTTTTTTTATTAAGTTCCAAATTCTTTTTTTGAAGTTCTATTTGTTTAATAGTTTCATTATTTGAATCAATAGTTTGATTGGTTATGCTTTGTAAATCTTCTACATTTTGTATTTGGTCGTCCACTTTTGGCTGTAAGGATTGCAAATTACCAAGGGCTGACCCACTTTCTCCAGCTTCAGCTAAATAATAAAACATTTCATTTATTTGTTTTCTAATATATTCCCTTAACAATTTTTCCATAATCAATTATTTTGTTAATTCTTTTATTCTTTCTTTAACTTGATTGTAATTGTTCTTTAAATCACTTTCCCAAATTCTTTCGATTTCATATCCCAATCCCTTTGCCAAAACATCTTTATATTTATCGTTTTTCTTATTTCTTCGTTGCATTGCACTTAATTCTTCATATATGTTTTCATCACCATGATAATAATTTCCATCAATCTCAACAAGAATATTTTTTAAAGGTATATAAAAATCATAAATTTTTCCACCTACAATTTTTTGGGGAATAATCCTTATTTCCAATTCTTTCATAAGTTTTTTAAACTCCTTCTCTGGCCATGTCATTTTTTTTGTCATTCGTTGAGCCTGTTTTTCAATGAACTTTGCTTTCTTTACAGCATTTAGTGGTGATTTTGCTTGTCTTTTAATTCCTTTTAGTATTCGAGCTACTTTTTTTTTATCACTAGCCATTATTTTTTTTATATAAATATCATAAAAAATTATCGTTTCACTTTTTATAACTTATTTATATTAAACAGGCATAGGAGTATGGATACAAAGATAATAATGGCATTAATAATAACTTTTTTGTTTTTTATTTGTTTGATTTATGAATTAATCAAAGAAAAAAGCAAGTCAAAAAAAGAGAAAATAGAGAAAGACCAGCAAACTTTATTTTACAAAAGAACAGGTCAACAACTTGTCGAAAACTCTTTAGTTAATCAAGAAATATTAAAGTATTTAAAGATTTCTACCCAAAAATATATGGAAGAAATAACAGAATCACAAGCAAGAATTGTGATAGATTCAATTTTAAGTAATTCTCAATTTGAAATTTATCATTATGTTGAAAAGATTATAAAAGAAAATCATATAAAAGGTAATGAAAAAGAAGTTACTTCAAAAATAAAACTCTTTATAAATAACAGATTCCATAAGGATTTTTTATTATTAAAAGAGTTTAAATATAAAGAAAAAAACTTAGGAGAATATTCAATAAATGAATGGAGAGATTATTTAATTGAAAATATGCTTAATAATGTATTAAAAGAAAAAGGAGAAAAATCTTTATTAAGTACTCTTCAAAATGCTTATGATAGTTTTAAGTATGATATTTTAGAAAAAATATTGTCATAATCCTTTAGTAGCCATTTTTGCCATCTTGTCAACTTCTCGAATTCTGCTATCTTTTCTGGAAACTCTTTCAAAAATAGCATGAGTTTCTTTTACAAGATTATATAATGTTTCCCAAAGTTCTTTATTAAGAACATCTTCTTTTCTATGGGTTTTCCATCCATTTTTTTTCCATCTATTAATCCAATCATCATTAAAACAATTTACCAAATAAGCACTGTCCGAATATAGAGTAATTATATAATTTTGATAAAGTTCCTTGATTTTTTTTAAAGCTTCAATTGCAGCCGTAATTTCCATCTTGTTGTTTGTAGATTCCAACTCTGACCCATGACCATTTATCCAAACTTCCCCAAAGTCGTCATAAACAATATAGGCATATCCACCTTTCCCTGGATTACCTTTACAAGAACCATCTGTATAAACATGAAAATTCATAATTATCTATTTCTAACTCCTGTATAATCTGTTGCTTTAACTTTTTTAACATTTACTGCAAATCTCCAAAGACGGCCAAAATCTGCTATATCTAAGAAATCAATGTCTCTCCAATGGCACAATCCATAAAGCCTTATTCTTTCTTTAATTACATCTAAATTTGGATTATCACTACCAAAATAACAAATTAAATGTTGTCTGGTAATACCATTAAGAATGTTGACCCAAGGTTTTGGCATTGTGATAAACATTGTTCCATCTTCTATTAAAAGAAAAACATCAGGGAAAAATCTATTTGGAAAGCCATAAGGGTCTATATCTATAACATCATATTTTCGTTTTTCAGCTATTAATTTATGAAATGTAATAAAACTATCACCAGTTTTCAAAGATTTGTCATATCGCTCTAAAAATCCTTTTTCACCAACATAATTTCGGTATGTTGATTCTAAATTACCATGACCTGCAAAAAGTTCCATTATTTTTAAATCAGTTTTCCCAACTAATATTTTTTCAATTTGTTCCTTTTTTTGCTCTGGATGATGAACTTCTTTACTATTTTCACGTTGTTTTTTTCTGGTAACATCATGTCTTATAGCTCTATATGTTTTTTCTTCACTCATATTAATATTTTTCTTTTATATCATTTAAATACTTGGTAATCAATTCTCTTGTAATCATGTGTTTGTCTTTTTGTAATTCCTCAAGCATCCAAATCGCTCCTTTTTTTACTAAATCTGCCATAGCATCAAATGACTTTTCATCTAGTTCACCACTTAGAATACAATTAATAGAAAATTTATCCAATTTGCTCTTTATTATATCATCTTTATTTTTATCCCAATTAATAAAAAAATTCTTTATTTTGTTTTCTATTGGTTCATTTTTAAATTTTTTCCAATTAGTTGACATACAATCATATTTTAAATTAAATATTTTATAATAGTTTTCCAATCGGGAAATTTAGAGCTCCTAAACTGAATAAATTCCCAATCTGGAATTAATAATCCTTTTTGAATACAATCATCTATAAGATATCTTCCTCTTGATAAAGTCTTGTCGCAAGATAGTATAAGTTTATCACATTCTTTGAATCCTAAATGTTTTTCTACCCATACCATTTTTTCTGTCAAAGAAAGTTTATTATAAACTGATGGCTTGCTCAACATAAAAACGTGATATTTTTCTTTGAGTTTAAAATATGATTCAATAGCTCCTTCAATCGGTTCTAAATTTTCAAAAAATTTAAATTGAGATTGGGGATATATAATCCCAGGTTCTTTTTCAATGGCAAGTCTATGCGCTTTTTTAAAATCGCACATTGTGTCATCTAAGTCAATAAATATAATATCCATACATTAAACACTTTCTATTATAAAAGGTGGTCTAACTCCCACAGAAAAATATGTAGCCGTTTCTAATGCTTTTATAATTTTATCTTTTACTTTCATTTTACTGTCCATCATAAATAAAGCCCCTTTAGCATATGATTCTCCACAACCACAAGCATTATAATAATCAACTGATTCACTAACTTGAAAATCTTCTTCTATTTTAAACAATCTGCCACAATAACCAACTAAAAATATTCCGCCCGTTTCTTCATTATTATTAATTTTAGTATATCCTCCTTTAGAAAGCACCAATCTTAATTCATTAATAAAAGATGTACATATATATTTAAAAATATCTTCGTCACCTAATCTTTTTGGCGGTTTAAAAGAAAACATTATTAATTGAATCATTCTAAAACTAGATGTACAACCAAAAACAAAATTATCAATCTTAAATACTTTTGTGTCTTTTCTAACTGTTATATCATAACCAGAAACTCCAGCGGAATCCCCACCAATATAAACTTTATTTTTTTCTATTATACCTACAATACAAGTCATAACTTTATTTTATACGTTTAAATTTGGCATTTGTTTTAAAATTTATGAATCCTTTAACATTTTTTACAAATTCTGATACATAAACTCCTTTGCTTTGAGCATTTGCTTTAATTACATCATATATATCTGTACCAACTTTTCTCCTAGCAGGAAATACTCTTAAACTTGTCGTACTTATTCCATCTCCAACTTTAATGTTTAAATAATTTCCACCCTTTTCAGAAACAGCTTCTTGTACACTATCTAAATAAAAAAAATAATAATCATTTTCAGAAAAATTAAGTATACTTTCAATAATTCTTCCTGCTTGTTTATATAGTTCTAATTTAATATTTGCCATTTCTTCAATTTTCTGTAAATCAAAATTACAAACCTCTACAAATTCTCTGACCTTTTGTATTGGTGTTGTAGTAATAAAAGAATTATTTTTAATAACAGGGTTAAATTCTTCAGCATTTAAATCAAAAATAGCCAATTGTCCTGGAATTTCCTTCTTCTTTTTCTTGTTTTTTAATTCTATTAAATATTCTCTTGATTCAGACCAATCGTCAAAAACCCCCGCTTTTACACATACCTCAAATGCTTTTTTATTAAAGGTTGAAAAGGGTAAATTAAAAAATTTATGAATTTTGATTGTTTCAAGTGTTTCTTCGTTTTTTTCTAAAAGAGTCATTAATTCAGAATATGCTTTATCTCCAAGCCCATTTATACCAGAAAATCCCATAGAAATTTCTTTTTCTCCAGTCATAGTCCAATTCCATCCAGACTTTTTTGAAGGTGGTGCAAATTTTATTCCTTTTGACATTGCAGAAGCAATTGCAGAAGCAATCCATTGCTTTTCTTTTTCTTTGTCATTATTAGATTTAACATGATTTAATAAAGAAGTGTAAAATTCTGTAGGATAATAATGTTTAAGATATAATGTTTGACATGCTATATACCCATAGCATACGCAATGTGACTTATTGAATGAGTACCCCAAATATTTAATCATCCAATTTTTTATTTCTTCCATCACTTCCTTTTGATATCCATTTTTTGTCGCACCTTCTAAAAATTTATTCCAGAATTTTGAAAAACTTTTATAATCACTACTATTTTTTTCATTTTCTGTTAAAATTTCACCTTTTATTTCTTTATCAATAAATTTAGCCGCCTTATCCATATATCTTCTCAACATATCACCTTCTCCCAAGCTCATTCCTCCAATTTTGTTTGCAATAAACATCACTTGTTCTTGAAAAATTAATACCCCATTTGATTCCCCCAATATAGATTCAAGTGATGGATGAAGATATTTAATTTCATCTGGTTTAAATTTGTTTTTTGCATAATCTTGATGTGCTCCGATTCTCATTGGCCCTGGACGGAACAAAGCATTTGCTGCAACTAACTCTGTAAAATTTTCGACTTTAATTCCCTTAACTAAAGAATTCATCCCAGGACTTTCAAATTGAAACACTCCTTGATTTAATCCTAATCTTAATTCTGCATAGATGTTCGTATCTTCCAAATTTAAATAGTCTACTGTATCTGTCAAATCAATACCTTTACTTTTTTTAATTAATTCTACAGCTTCTTTTATAACATTTAAAGTTTCTAGACTAAGCATGTCAAGTTTTAAAATGCCTAATTTAGATAAATCTTTATCACTTCCATCAGCTTCTGAAAATGCAGTAACAACACTTTTATTTGATGCTATTATATTTGTGGGGACATCATTCCAACATTCAGTGGGAGTAATTACAACTCCAGCAGCATGCTGTCCAACTCCTCTTATTTGTCCTTGCAATTTTAAAGTTTGTTCAATAATTTTTTTATTTGCAGGGTCTGTTAGCCATTGCCTTACTTCTGGAGAACACTCTTTTTCTTTAGGCCATTGTTCAAACCAATCTTTTAAGGTATAATCAACTTTTGACCATTCAGGCATTTCTTTAGTTACTTTAAACACAACAGATTCATATCCAGTTGCCTCTTCTCCATAATGTGCTCTAACAACATCTTTTAAACATCCTTTTTCATTAAATGTAGAAAAAGTAGATACATGCAATATTCTATCTTTACCATATTTATTTACTAAAAATTCTTCTGTAATATGACGTGTATCAGACATATAATCAACATCTAAGTCTGGAGGAGACATTCTAGTGGGATTTAAAAATCTTTCAAAATAAAGCCCAAATCTTATAGGGTCAATTTTTGTAATATCTAAACACCAGGTTAATAAGCAACCCGCAGCACTTCCTCTTCCAGGACCAACGTCATATCCTTTTTCTCTATAATATCTGATTATTTCCCAATTAACCAAAAAATAATCCAACATTTTTTTTTCTTCTATAACACTTAATTCATAATTCAAACGATTTACATATTCGCTAATTTTTTCATCATTAAGTTTTACAATACCGTTTTCTTTGTATTTATTTAATTTTTGTTTTAATTTTGAAAATGCTATTTTTTTAATAATTTCAGGAGTTTCTTTAGATTTACAATATTTTATTACATCTTCAGTTGGCTCATATTTTGGAAATTTTTCTATCCCTATTTCAAAATCAAAATTACATTTATCAGCGATTTCAAGTGTATTTTCCAAACATGAATCAATGAAATCATATCTATAATCATATCCAAATTTATAATTAAAATTATAAATATCTTCACTACTACTGTAATAAAGACTTCTTACATCAAACTTGAATGAATGTCCAAGTTGACGTTTCCCATTAATAGCTAAAAGTGTGTCTTGTAATTCCGCATCTTCTGGAAAAGCATAGTGAACATCAGCAGTAATAATAATTTTAACATTATATTTGCTAGCCATTTCAATAATAAAACTATTATAATTTTTTTGTATGTTTAATTCATTTAATTGAATTTCTGCATAAAAATCTTCCCCAAATTCATCTTTTAACCTTTTAAAATACATTTCTGCTTCTGCATTTTTTTTATCTTTTAAAAGTTTTCCGACAAGACTTCCAATACAAGATGTTGTTATAATTAAACCTTCTTTATATTTAAAAAGCCATTCTGTTTTTATTCTTCCTCTTCTATAAAATCCTTCTGTAAAAGATTTATAAGCTAATCTATTTGCATTTATAAAGCCTTGTTTGTTTTTTACAAGTATAATTTGGTGAGCATTTCCTCCTTCAAAACTCTTTTCTTCAAAATCTCCCATTTTATCATTTACATATGCTTCAAATCCTATAATTGGTTTTATTCCAGCACTTTTACATTTTCTATAGAATTCAAATGTTCCAGAAAGAGTTCCATGGTCGGTTATAGCAATTGCTGGATGATGAAATCTTTTAGCAAGTTTAATATAATTATCAATACTTCCGCATCCATCTAATATGCTATGAAATGTATGTAAATGTAAATGTGCAAATGGTTTTAAAGTAGTGTTTGCGTTGTTTGTTTTAAATTCATCTTTTATATCAACCATTTGATTATCATTTGTTTGATAATCTGATACCCCTAAATTAAGATTGTCAATATTAAATTTATCCATAATTTCTTTAATATACGCAAAAATATAAAAAAGTTATGAATTTTCATAAAAAAAGCCATAATAAAATCTGACTTAACTATAATCACTTTGATAATCCTGTCTTTGTCGAATAATATTTTTTTTTATTTTTTTATTCAACTTTTCAATGTCTTTTGATTTTTTTCTCACAAAAGAACACCATTTTCTAGAGATTGGATTTTTTACAAAAAATTTGATATTTTCTTCTAATTCATTGGTCATTTTTTGACATTCTTCCCAATCGTTTTTTAAATTATAAGAATCCATTATTCTTCAGAAGTTATTTCATCTAAAACATCAAATATTTTTTTAGTATTTTTATTGTTTTTTTCATTATTTTCAAAAAGAATATTTGTTTTTTCTATATTATCTTCGAAAGAAATATCTATAACTTTTTCTTCATTAATAATATCTGATTTTTCATTTTTAATCTTTTTTGCCTCGTTAATTGTTTTATCAACATTAATAATAGTTTTATCAAGAGACTCCAATAGCCTTTTTGTTACAGTACTCATCGATTTATTCTTTTTAACCAACACATTATCTCTCTTACTTTTTTCTTTCATAAGTTTAATAATTTCTTCATCTGGTCCTAACAATTCGTTAATAAAATTATTCATTCTATTATCAGATTTCTTCATGTATCTAACAATTTTATTTTCTTTTATAGGAACCTCTTCTTCACCTTCTGGGGCAGCAGTTCCCGTCTTCGTTTCTCCTTCTGGAGTTTCTCCTTCTGGAGTTTCTCCTTCTGGAGTTTCTCCTTCAACTCCTCCCATTGGAGGAACTCCACCTCCGCCCAAATCCAATCCTCCGCCGAGACCTCCACCTCCGCCCCCCATATTATCTTCTCCTTCTTTCCCATCAGCAGTAATACCTCCGGCTGCCACAGCAGCTGCAGCTTCTGGGTCCTCATACCTATCATCCAAATCAGAAAATAAACCAATTTTCTTATATGTTTCAACAGAACTATCAATTTCAGCAAATATTTTCTTTTCAACTTTTTTCTGCTTTAATATAAGTTTAATATCGGATTTTGAAAATCCTAATATATTTTCCATAGCCCATGTGTAAGATGTTGGAGATGTAACCTCACTATTAAAGAATTCTTTGAAAACTTCTAATCTTGCCTTCATTGTTTCTAATTTTAGCAATTCCTGCTGTGTTGAAGGATTTGTTAAGGTAAGTTGAAAATTATCAATATCATCTAAAAGTCCAGAAAAATATAAATGAACATTAGCAACTCTTCTTAATTCTAATAAAATAGCTTCCTGAATTGAATTTATTGTTCTTGAAAATCTGATATCTGCTTGAGAAAGAGTACTCCCTCCTGGCATTGATTCTCCAAAATTTAAATATGGTTTTGGGACTTGAAGTGCTGCAAATAATTTATTTTGTAAATATTCAATATCATGAATATCTCCCAAATTAGCTGCACCTGGTAAAGTTTCTATTCTTGATGATTTATCTCCTCTAATTGGTATCCAATAATCTTCTGTTACATTCTCTGGGTCATATTTTTGTGTCATATTACCAGTTTTAACATCAATAATTGGCTGTTTTCTAATTTGATTTTGTACCTTACCCATGTAAGTTTTTACATCTGCATCTGGCAAGTTTCCTACTTCAACATAAAAAACTCTTCTATCTGGAGCTCTCGTAATACGATATACTAACATTGCATCTTCTGCGAGTTGTAATTGTTTCCAGAGTTTTCTACTTGAGTCCAGAATGGAATTATGGACTATCATACCATTTGCATAAAAATTATGATTCTCATTTTTAACATAAATATCATATGTATTAGCATATTCAAATGTGTTTTCTATTGAAATAATTGGAGTTAAAATAAAATTTTTATTCTTTCTGTTCCTTATCTCATATTTATCACATTGCTTTATATTTGAATCATAAAAATATAAATAAAAACTTTTTCTAACATTATATTCTTTGCCCCAAATAATAGTTTTTTTTCTATCTCTATCGCAAATTTTTCCACACTTTCTTCCCATTCTTTGCAAGAGGATTTTTAAATCTTTTATTAAATATTCATTAGCTAATTCAATTGAATATCTTTTACAGTTCCATTCATCAACAAATTCTGAACCATCCGCATCTAAAATACCTTCAATTAAAGCTTCTTTAATGTTATTTGGAGCTATAAAAATCCACTCTGGTAATCTCTTTTCAAAGCATTTTCCAGCAAACCCCATATTTATTAAAATTTCTTTTAAAAGTCTAGAATTTACATGTGCTTGTTGAAATTTTGTTTTTTTATAAGATTTATTTTCTTTTAATTTAATATTTTTCCCAGAGAATTTGTTTAATAAATTGCAATACTTAGAATTTATTTTTTCATCAATACCTAATGCTATATAAACGGCATTATTTGAGCACCACCCATCACCCAACATAAATCCAAATAATTTAGCAAAATCTTCATTAACAAAATCTGGAATTAATTCAATATTTCTTTTATAATCATTCCAGTTTATATTTTTTTTAATAAACTCTTTATCTATTTTTATTTTTTTTCTTATATTAAAATTTTCTTTTTCTGTAACCAATAAATCATTAATTTTTAATTCATCAACCCCTTTATAAACAAACTTATTATCTTCATAAATTAAAAATTTATGTTCAATAGAAGATTCAATTTCATTATTTTTTGTTCTTATTTTATAAATATTTTTTTTTCCAGAACAAATAACATCTAATACTTCTGTTTCTACTTTTTCTTGAGTAATTATATCAAAAGAAAAAACTTTTTCTCCTTTTACAATATCCTTTATAAATTTAACTCCATTTCCCGTCTCAATATATGTATCAAATTTTAAACATCTTCCATAAGGCAATTTCCTGCTATCTTCCAATAATCTAAAATGAGCTATTTGCCATTCTTCAAAATAATCACCAGTTGTTTCCCATCTAAATCTTATCGAAGAGGTTTTTCCATCATAACCTTCTTCTCTATGAACTTCTTCCATTGGAAGCGTAAGAAAATCATATATCCCAACTTCTCTGTCAATTTCTAGATAAACAAAATAATCGCCATATTTTACCAAATCTCTTATCCAAAGTCTTAAATTAAAATCTACATTTAAAACATTTTTAAACAAATCATTTAAAACCTGCTTAACTCTTTTGTTTTCCGAATAAACTTCAAGTATATTCCCTCTTTCGCTTCTAGTAAGGCATTCATCACGAATTATATTCAAAGCTGCTGCTATTTCTGGGGTTCCGTCCATAGCTCTAAAATCTTGATATGCACTTATTCTATCAGTATCATAATAAATTGTTCTTGTATATAAATCATGAGAAGTTTTAAACACTTGCCAATCTAAATACTGCTGTTGCATAGTTTCAATACCGTCTCTGGGATTTAAACTTGGCATAGCCTGTGTAACCCCCATTCCTGGAGATTGTGGGTCTATTGTACTTTTTTTTCTTCTATTGGTATTAAGAGCATCAAATACTCCACTAAACACAGTTACTCTATTATTTTTTTCATTTTCTGCCATTATTTTTGTTTTTAATAAATATAATAATTTCTAATTTAAAATCAAGCCTTTTTGGGAATTGGAGATAATAGCCAATCTATATCATTATTATCATCTAATTGATTATCTTTATTACTATTAGAAAAATCATTAAAAAATATTCCGCCAGCATCTGGAGGAACATCTGATATTTTTTCAGAAGAAGGATTTGAATAAAAATCTTTACCATCAATTGTTTTACTTACGTATCCAATTGCATCAAGCATACCTTTATACATTTCTTTTGTTGCAGCTGCATTCTGGTATTCTGTATCTCTTATAAATAGTGCTATCATTAGAGCAAATATCAAGTCATCATTTTTTCCTTTTTCTGCCTCTGCTCTAACTCCATTTTGAATAAATGTATTAAATTCTCCCATTAAACGTTTTGAATAAATTTTTAAAGTTCCTTCTCGCATGTGAATCCTTAAATTATTTATAATTAATGGTCTTGTTGTTTTTGTTGTCTGAAATCCTGGAATAATTTCATTTTCTGCAACTTTATAATCATAAGGTCTCACATAAATCTCTTGAATATTTTTTGAATAATACATTCTTCCATAATTCATTTTTCTACTTAAATCAATAGCTGTTGCTAGACCATTGTTATTACATTCCACTACCAAATATGCTTCTCCATAATCCATCCCAGCATTATAAATTACATGGGCAAATAAATCAGGTGCAATTTTGTTTTTATATTCTCCAACGACTTCTAATGTATCTATATCAATTATTTCAATTGTAGAATAATCATGTCCATCTCCCCTTGCAACATCACAATTATGAGTAGTTATATGATGGCACATAAATGTGTTAGTTTCACATTCAAAATTATAAACTTTACCAGTAAATTTTCTTTTTTTAATATCTTTTATTTTAAAATAAATAAATTCTTCATTATTGCTAAAATGGCATGAACTTACTATTCTTTTATTTTTATTATAAAATTCTGAAATTTTAAATTTATTTAATTTTATATCAGACTCATCATTTAATAAATTTATTAATTTTAAACTATCAAAATTAAATAGACATAAATTATAACATTTTTTACATAGATATTCTTTCCCTTGTATTAATTGTTTTCTAACATCTCTTAATTTGTGTAACCCAGAAATTATTCCAATAGAGAACAAAATGTCTTGAATCGATTCTAACAATTCTAAATTTATACTGACAAAAGAAATTTTAGAATTTGCCCTACCATTTTTAATTGATTTAATCCAACATCCATCGCTATCAAAATATCCTTTTATTAGTTCTATTTTATATTGCTTTGAAATATATTTAACCCATTCACTTATTTTCTTTCCTCCTGAATATTGCCCAAAATTCTCTAATAAAAAATAATATAATTCTTTATTGTTAAACGTAATTTCAAAAACTGTATCTTTTTCTGTAATTGATATATTTCTGTTAAATAAATTTTTTATTATATTTTTAATTTTTTTAACATAAAAATATTCTAATTTATTAAAACACACAGAAATAGAATAAGAATTATTATATTTTCCTATCCACCCATCACCCAGCCACATTCCAACAAACCACCAAAAATCTTTATTGTCAATAGGGGAATTTATAACAAAATCTTTTCTCACATTATTATTAAAACACCACTTTTCGTTTATGTTAATATTTAATTCTTTTTTATATATATTAGGTATTTTAATCCAATTACCAACATTTATATTTTCAGCTTTAATATAATTAAAATTAAAGTCCCAATATCTTTTACCTTCTTTTTTTAAAATTGGGTCATATGCCCTTTTAATTTTATGATTTTGACTGATTAAAATTGGATGTTCCTTTGTAAAAGTTGTTGTTCTGTACGTATTATCAACTTTTATTTCAAAAACATCTTCATTAATAGCATTGTATATTTGTTTATTTATTATATTAATATAATTCCCATTTTCATCAATTAATTTATCTTTAAAAGAAACATTTTGAATTTCTTTTAAACCATTATTTGTTAAAACCTTTTCTTCTGGAAGAAGACATCCAAACAAATATTTATGCCCTGGAACATATGGTTTAAAAATTTGAAAATGTGTTTCATATTTAGCAAATCTTTCTCCTGGCTTATTTTTATAATCATAAAAAATTTTATTTTTTTCAATAAGTTTATATTCATCTAAAAGTAAACGTTTTTCATATTTATTTATTAGTTCATTTTCGATAGCTAAATACTTAGAACCCTCAAAAGATAAATCAAGTTCTTGTGCAATTTTTACCTTATCATATTGCATCCTTTTACATTCACTTTCGTACCATGGACTCCAGTAAATCTTTTCCCCATTTTCATCTTCTCTTAATTCAAGACCTTCTGCGGAATATGGATTTTGTGTCCAATGAACCTCTGTTGGTACGAAATCATCCATTTCATAATCTCCTACTTTTCCAATTGCATTAGTCCATATTGAATGATATAATCCTCCACTACCATTTGGGGTACTTAACATTATACATTTTCCTAAAGTCGCTGATAATGCAATACCAGCGGCCATCCATATATCTTCAGCATAATCAATAAATGCAGTTTCATCAAGAACAAGTAATGTCAAAGAATCTCCACGCCCAGCCTGCTGACTACTAGCTTTTGCCTTTGCAAAAGATTTATTTCCTAATTTAATTTCTTTTTGATTATCTACAAGTCTAATTCCTTTTTTTGGTAATAACCATAAAGGAGTATAATCTATAAATTGCTTTACTGCTGATAAAAATCTAACGGCTCCATCCCCATCATTAGCAATAATTAATATTTTTTCATCTTTTCTAAATATTAATCTCCATGCAACATATCCAGCCGTTATTACAGACATACCAGTTTGTCTCGATTTTAAAATTATATTATTTCTATACTTATGAAATTTATGAACACATTCTTCCTGATATTCAAAACATGTCATCTTTTCAACGTGCTGTTTTCTTGCATCAAATACGTATCCATAATTATTTAAAAAATAAATAGGGTCTACTGCACATCTTAAATATTCATCTTGACTTTTTGTTAAATCCATATATATTTTCTATATAAATAGTTATAAAATATAATATTCAAGTAATTAATGATTTAAATAATTTATTTAACAATGTATAAATAACTAGAATATACTTATTTAACTTTATAAAGAAATATCAGAAAAATATGTAACAGCGGCATTTGAATCTCCCTGATATCTTGTTTGAAAATTTACTGTTAAAAAGCCAGATGCTTTAGGTTTAAAAGTACTTATAAGTTGTTCCCAGCCGCTTCCAGAACCCGTTGTTGTTGCCGTTAATGCTGTTGTTAAAATATCTTCTGACGAATTTATTATCATTTGTGGTTTAGGAGAAGTATCTGCAGTTGTATCTAAATTGAAATTGACCCAACATGATATAGTTTTAATTACATTTGCTTTTACTGTTATAGTTAATGTTTTATTTCCAATTTGATTAATTCTAATAGAAGGGGCAAAAGTTTTATATATTGTCCAATCTAAATTTGCATTTGAATATTCAAATGGACCACAATCTAACGTTGTTCCACTTCCCATTCTTCTTGGATTTCTTAAAAAATCATAATTTTCAGAAAACACTATTGGAGTATAATCTGAAACCGTTGTTGTTCCTGACCAATTTCCAGAATTTGAAAACACTCCAGTTAATGAAGAATTAAAAGCAAAATCATATTTTGTTTCATCATCTATTGGTGTTGTTGTTGTACTTGCATAAAGTATCCAATTATTCGGATATTTAGTTGCAGAATAAAATAATAAATAATTTTTAAATATAGACTGATAAAGATTTTCATTATTATATATACCAACAATTACATAATCATTATTCGCAGATGCAGGAGATGTTACGTTTGTTACGGTAAGTTTATGTAAATCAGTGCTCCAATCATTTTCAAATATATCAAACTTTAATGCCGTTGCCAATTTTAAAAGTTTCGAATTATCAGTATATCCTTCATATTTTGCCAATGTAGCTGTTCCTGTTATAGAACCAGAACTTACAGTTTGACAACTTGTATATTTACAATCAGAAATATTTAAATTAGAGGTTACTCCAACAAATGCTGTTGTACAATTAATAGCCTTAAATTTTTTTAAAATTGTAGTAGATGTTCCATACACTCCCTGGCTTGCCCCATATGCTATACAATTAGATAATGTCGTAACACATTGATAATATCCTGTATTACCTCCAATTGTTAAACAATTATTAACATTAGTTGAAGATGCTATACAATACACACCTATACCAATACAATTATCTACTTCACAATCATAAAATCCATATGAACCCCCAAAGCTTGTAGAATGATGACATGCAACTCCATAACATCCATATTGCCCACCATTAAAAATACATCTATAAGCTATTGTACTTGAACTGCCATTTCCCCAAACTCCCATATATGAACCAGAAATAACACAATCATAAATTTTTATATTAGCTGCACCTGATGCATATAATCCAACATAATTACCAATACTACTACCATCAACTACTAAATTATAAAAATAATTATAATTTTTTGAATTACAATTAATAGTATTTGAAGCTGTTCCTATACCTGTACTAGAATTGCAATTTGTTATTCTTACAGGCCCTGGTTTTAAGTCCAAGAAATATTGAGCCTCTTTATCTCCCCACCAAACTATTACAGTAGAAATACTTCCAGATGTTGCTAGTGTCATTGTTTCATGATAAGTACCTGGGGCTATTATTATAGTATCTCCCGCATTAATAACCGATATTGCTTTTGCAATAGTTTTCCAAGCATTTGATATTGTATATCCCGTTCCAGAATTAATATCATTTCCATCTTCCCTTATATAATATATTGTTGCCATTATAAAATTTCTAAATGTATTCCTTTATCCCTATGATTCCCATCATATAAAAATGTAACTTTAACTATTTTATTTATTGTACTAGAACTTTCTATAATATAATTAATATAATTTCCTTCATAATATTTATTTTCTACATAATCTGATTGAATCCTTATATTATTTAAAACTTGCTCTTCTGCAGAAAGAATTACTTCTCGTGGCCTATATTTTTCATCATATAACAAATCAATATTTAATTCAGTATCAAGAATTAAATCATTATTTAAAGTTGTTGCCGTTAATATAGAAAAGGTATTTCCAGAATAAACAATGTCTCTCGTATAACTAAAATTATCATCATTTAAGTCCTTAACTATTCTTTTTAATTCTTTATTTGTTAATTTTGTACTATCTTTACTATTATCTTTACTATTATTACTCATAACTTTATATTTTATAAATTCCATACTAAATAAGGATATGTTATTCCCGTGAACATATCCCATAAATTTGTGTTTCCAGAAATAATTACGTCTGCTTTAATCGTAGATGCTGTAACACTTTTATTTTCTATAGTAATTCCATTAATTGCAATAGGAGAAAGTCCAGACATACTGTGTACAAAAATAGTATTTGCACTTATTGTACTTGCTGAAATAATATTGAATAATGATGTCCCGCTTACATTCAACGAATTTAAAGTTGCAGCAGAAATATTTATTGAAGGATTGGTACTTGTGCCTGCTGTATAAGTATTTAATCCAGGTTGGACATATATTGATACTGCAGAAGACTGAATATTACTAATTGGTGCTAATACAAATCCATAAGAAGTTCCACTTAAAAAATAACCACTTAAATTAGTAATCCCTTGATAATTTGTTATTTGCCCTGTTGTACCTGTTACAATAAATTTATTATTTATATTAATTCCACTAAAAATATTTGCAAAACCTACATTTCCTCCAACTTCAAACACATTTTCTTGCCCAGTTCCAAGAGTATAAGTGCCTCCAGGAACTCCATAAAAAAACATTCTACCTTCAAAAACATTAACAAATGGCTCACTAATAACACCATCAGAAGGTAGCAATGTACTTCCAGAAGTAAATTTTGACCTAAATAAATATCTTATTTCTCTATCTGCCATTTAATTAATTTAATTTAAAGTCCAACATATACAACAGCATCTACCTCATCATCATCAGGCACTACAAAATAAACATCTGAAATATATATAATATTTGTTGTGTTGTTTTTTGAATATAATTGATAACTCCCATAAGAAACAGCAGACCAAGATGCGGTAAATATAGCATTTATTGCATCCGTTAAAGAAATATCTACCGAACTTTCTGTACAAATAATTCCATTTTTATATAAATAAGTTGTCAATGTAGCAGCAGAAATCGGATTGTTATTCATATCTATAGACACAATTGATTCATAAATAGTTTGTCCTGTTTTAATTTTCATAGTATTATTTATATAAATATTATTGTTTTAATTTAATTTAAAATTAGAAAATATTGCATAAGTATTTAAAGCTGTTTCTCTACAGTAGAAATTTATAGTCAATGTTCCATCGGCTATTGGAGTAATTTTTGCTGTTAGTAATTCCCAAGTATTTTCCAATCCAGAAGCTGTTACTGTTGTACCAGTTGTTGATAAAATATTTTCTGAAGAATTTATTATCAATTGTGGCTTTAATGTTGAACCACTAAAATATACCCAAACTTGAGCTGTTTTTTCTATTCCTTTCTTTGCTGTTGTTACAATATTTTTTATACCAGCTTGAGTTATTCTTATTGCTGGAGCAGAATTCTTATATATATTCCATTCCATTTCAACATTACTATATTCATAAGCCCCACAATCTAAAGTAGCACCACTTCCCATCCTACGGGGATTACGCAAAATATCATAATCCAAATCAAATGCCATTGGAACATAATTTGAAATTATTGTTGTTCCTGTCCATGTACCAACATTAGTATATGTGCCAATTAATGTTGTCGCTGAAGCATAATTTACTACAGTTTCATCTGGTGTTGCACCTGTATTTGCTTGTACTAACCAATTATTGGGCGCTTTTGTAGTTGAATTAAAAATTAAATAATTTTTATATATCGACTGATATAATATTTGACTATTATAGGTGCCAGCACTTATATAATCATTACTTGCAGAGCTTCCTGTAACAGTTAATAAATGATTATCTGTACTCCAGTCATTTTCAAATATATCAAATTTGAGTACTGTTGCTAATTTTAGTAATCTTAAAATATCATTATAACCTTCAAATTTAGTTTCTGTTGGTGTTCCTTCATATGTTCCAGCAGTTGCTATTGATGCACAATTTGAATATCTTACACTGTTTAAATTTGTCTTATAACCAGCGTTATTTGCATTTAATAAAATTGCTCCACAGCTTATTGCTTTACAATTAACCAAATCTATTTTATTTGTACTTAATGTTCCAGCTGCAAAGGCTGCAGCATTACATGATATTGCTGTACAATTATACATTGTTTGATAAACAGCAGCAGATACTTGAAATCCATACTGCGTTGAAAATGATGTACAATTATAACAAGGTATATTATAAAATCCTCGATAACCTCCTATAGCTATACAACTATAAGCAACTCCTGCCCCAGTAAATCCACCAGCTAAAGATAAACAATTATAAGAATAACAAAATTGAGCTGAGAAACTTGACCCGTATAAAATACATCTATATAATGATGTTCTATATGTTGCTGTTGTATAAACACCATATGTGCCCCCATTGATTACACAATCATATATATTAATAGTTGCATTAACAGTATACATCCCATAACTTGTTGCTAAAGATGTAGTGCCATCAATTACCAAATTATAAAAATTGTTATTAGACTTTGCATTTGTATCTATTACCCTAATCGCAGAGCCAATACCAGTTACAGTATCACAGCCAGTTATTCTTACAGGTCCAGGTTTTAAATCCAAAAAATACTGTGACTCTTTATCTCCCCACCAAGTTATTATTGTAGAAGCGCCTCCAGCCGTTGCCAATGTCATTGTTTCATGGTAAGTGCCCGGAGCTATTCGCACAGTATCTCCAGCCGCTACAACGGCTATAGCTCTTGCAAGTGTTTTAAATGCATTATGAGCTCCACCAGAAGCAGTATATCCTAATCCATCGTTAGAATCATCACCATCAGTACGTATATAATATATTGCCATAATTTATTTTTTATAAAACATTCCACACAAAATACATATCACTTGTAGAAGCTGTTACTATTGATAAAATAATTTTATACAAATCTGTTGTTGCAGAATAAATTGTTTCAGCAGAAACCGTTGTTGCACTTATAATTGGGGTATTTATTTGTGCTGAAAATGTTGCTCCACTTAAATTTGCTTTTGTATTTAAACTATTTGATAGATTATTTATATCTATTATTGAGTGAGTATGCCCAATTTGGGAAAATATATTATATAAATTTGTATCACCTGATATTATTGTGGAAGCAGTTATAGATTTTGTTGTATTAAATCTACTGTCTCCAGAACTCCAATAAGCAAATCCATTTTGAATAGGTGTATCCTCTCTAGTTGAAACTTTATTTGTTGTCCCACTTACTCCCATTCTAAAAATATTGTCAATAGAATTATATAAAAAGTGATAATCAGTAGTGCTATTTCCTCTTTTTACAATAAACCCATTATATGCAGGAGTTGGTTCAACTCCTATTGAATACTTTTCACTTAAATATGCTTCAACTATAGTTCTTTCTTCTGATGATAAAGCTCTATTATATATTATTATCTCTGCATAATCTCCATCCCAACACCTTGAACCTATATAATCTCTATCTAATGTAATATATTTTTCTCTTACATTACCAGTAGTTATTACAGATATAGTACTAAATGTAGTTGGTAAAACTATTGATAGTACTGGAGTAGAAGTGCCATTTACAAATGCTGAACCATTTCTTATATAAATACTAGTATTTAATCCAAATAATTTATCTGGAGTATCTCCAGCACACCAATCATATACAGTGGGATGTCCTAATATTGGAGCATATGCTTGTGAACCTGTTCTGTGTTTTACAACAAAAAATGCAGTACGAGTGTCTGTTATCTCATTAAATTCCATAAAATCATTACTACCATCAAATCTAATAACAGGAAGTCCATTTATCTCATTTTCAATAAATATTGGTCTATAATCAGAAGTATTTTGAATTGCATGATTTTCATTACCAGATAAATCATTCCATTGAGATACAATTCCACCAACTTCTGTAATGCCACTATTTGCTGCTAGCCACAAAGATAATCCAGATAATACAGTTAATACTCCAACATTGGGATTATGATAAATACCATCAAGTTCAATACTATTTGTAAATTTTTTTGTTCCATAAATAGTTTCATTATCATGTCTATGAACAACATCAGATAATCCACTACCACTACCATAAAATGTAGTGGCAGTCAAATTTCCACTAATAGTTCCCCCACTTAATCCAAGAAAAGAATTTGACCCTATTTCAAACACATTTACTCCATTAAAAGAAAATATCTTTTTGTCTGTTGTATTAATAGCTATCTCTCCCTGCTTTATAAAACTTTCTTCATTTCCAGTTGTTCCAGTTGGAATTCTTCCAGAAACAGTTGTTCTTTTAAGTATAAACCTATTGTTTTTTGTTGACATATGAAATTATTTAATTTCTAAAAATAAATAAACTATATAGTTCTAAAAATAAATAGTATAAATTAAATTTTATTTTAAAATGTAAGTTTTTCTAAAATAAAGTTGAAAAAAATTTTTTTCAATATTTATAAAAAACATTTAAATTAATTATATTATGGCAGATATGTTTAGACCTGTTCCAGTGGAACAAGAACCAAAAAGAAAAAATAGATTTACACTTGAGTTTCCTACAGAATTAGGTATTGAATCCTATTTGGTACAAACTTCAGGAAAACCATCAATTGAAATCAATTCAGTTGAAATTCCCTATATGAACACCAGCACATGGGTAGCTGGACGTTACAAATGGGGAACTATGGATATTCAATTTATTGATGTTATTGGACCTTCAACAACTCAAAAAATAATGGAATGGATAAGGTTACATGCAGAAAGTGCAACTGGTAGAATGGGATATGCAATAGGATATAAGAAAAATCTTGTTCTTAAAGCATTAGACCCAACTGGAGGAGAAGTTGAAAAATGGACCTTAATTGGATGTCTCATAACAAATGGAAATTTTGATGATTATGATTACAGTGCTGATGATTTATCAACTGTAAAAATTACCATTCAACCAGATAGATGCTTATTGAATGCTTAATTTTTATTTGTTTAATTTATTGTCATGGCCGTAATTAGACTATATAGAAAATTTTATAGGATAGAATATAATTTATCTGGAAACACATATAATCTAATTAACCCAACATCATTATCTGCCGCTGTATATATAAAAGATACTTCAGACCTTATTGAAACTGTCACCAATATCAACAAAGTATCTGATGGAATTTATTATGTTGATTTAATTCCAAATTATTATTCTTATAGTGATACATATGATTTAAAATGGACTGTTAAATACTCAATAAATGCCCCATTTAAAATATTAATTACATCTTTCAAATTAAATCCGATTAATATTGCTGGTTCAGAAATTTGTATAGAACTTGAAAATCAAGCAATTGATACAAATGTTGAAACTCAAACAATTAATATAAACATTGAGAGTTAGAATTAATATAACTAAAGTAATATAATATGAATACACAAATGTTCAAAATAAAGAGAAATGACACTTTACCAACATTACAAGTAAGTATTGGAACAAAAGGGAATCTCGGACAAAATATAGGTTATAACCTTACTGGGGTTTCTGCAGTAACTTTTACAATGGTTGATGAATGCTCAAATACAAAAATATATGACCAACCTGCACAAATTATTTGTTCATCAGGAGGTACCATTCAATATTTATGGCAAGATGGAGATACTGACACAGACGGAACTTTTTATGGAGAATTTGAACTAAGATATTCAACAGGACAAAAATTGTCAATTCCAACACAGGGAAGTATAAAAATAGAAATAATAAAAGATTTTAATCCATTCTAAATCATAAAAACAAAAATTTAAAACTGATTTAAGAGTTTAACTAAAAAATACCCCCATCTATAATATCTCCATCAGAAATAAAAATATTATACAAATTTGTTGTTGCGGAATAAATAGTGCTAGCAGATAATGTTGTTGCACTTATAATTAAAGCACTTATCTGTCCTGAAAATGTTGCGCCACTTAAATTTGCTTTTGTGTCTAAGCTATTTGATAAATTATTAACATCTGTTATTGAGTGAGTATGCCCAGTTTGAGAAAATATATTATATAAATTTGTATTTCCAGAAACTATAATTCCTCCACTAATAGTTGTTGCAGATAAATATCCATTTCCCTTAAAAACAGCATTTATATTCCCAACACTATTTTGAATTGTTAAAACATTATCAGAATCAGAACCAGACCCAACTCTAAAATCAACAGCTCCCCTTGTACCGTCTGTGAGAATTTCTGGTTGTAATGAATTATTATATACAGTTTGTAATGTCTCTAAAACCATTCCCCCGCCACCGCCAGTACCTGCAAATTTAGACTGTGGAATAATTTTAGATGTAATTGTATCGGTTAAATCTATTGTACCTTCTTGCGTAATAAGAATTGATAATAAATAGCCAAAAGAATTTAAACTTGGTGGTGCAATATAATTTTCTGCATCTAAACTGTTAATAGCATCAGCCATTGTTTTATATTCTGTTTGGCCATATTGAAAAACTAACAAGTTTTTTATTGGCAAAATCCAGATTCTATGAGTAGTAAAATATTTGTTTGTAAGAGGTACAATATTTGCAGTTCCATTTGGATTATAATTAGTTATATCAATTGAATATCCACTCATTCCCATTATTGTAGTTCCTTTTGCATAAACTAATTGATAATCTGGCGTACTAGCACCACTTATTGGTGGATTTATTATTGTAGATGGCGATGTATTATCAATTTGAAAATTACTCCCATACATATATGATGTTCCAAGTGTTTTTTGTAGTTGAATTGTTCCTGTTATTCCACTGATAAAATTTCCACTTATATTAAAAGGACCAATTGAATTTGTTAAATCTTCATGCTGATTAACTGGAGATATAAAATGTATTGGATAATTATATATATTTGTTATATAGCTTCTATTGCTATGTGCTACAACTCCTAAAAATATTTTATTTCTTTTATCTGACTGAGTAGGTGAAGATGAAAATGGAAATTGAATTATTTCTCCTGTATTATCAATCATAATAAATGTTGCAACATCACCAGTCAAATATGTTAAAGTATTTCCAGTTTTAGCACTCCATATTATTTCTTGAAACACTGGATTATTTGAATCATTGTTATTAATAATAATTCCAGACCCAGCTAAAACATTAAATGTCAAAGAAGACCCAGTTGTCATCATTCCTCCTTCTCTAAGTCCAGTAGATGAAGAATTAAGTATTTCTCTCCTATGTACATTTCCCGGTATAGTTTCTGTAGCCAATCCCCATTTTCCACAAGTTACAAATTTAGCTAATTTACTATTTGTTAAATCAGTTGTACCTTGTTTAACAATAACAAATGCTCTTACTAAACCATTTCCAAAAATATTAGGTTCTGAAATAAAATTTTCAGTAGGAATTTCAGCTTCAGCATCATCAATTGAATCATATAAATTTTGCCCATATTGCCAACGAATAAGATTTGATTCAAAAATTGCTGCCCTTTGAATGGTATATTTATCTAATGGCACTGAAGTTAGCGTTCCGTTATTATCATAATTATTTGGGTCAACATTCGTTGTATCTGGATATTCTGTTGAATTTTGCAATCTATATCTAAATGTAATTGATGTGCCTGAAGCTGTATCTTTAATGTGTGGATTTTTGGGGTCAATTAAGTAGTTAGAACCAATAGAAAAAATTCTACCACTTGTTTTATTAACTTTTAAATTGGCGCCATTTGAACTAAAAACATTACCTTCATTGCCATCAAGTGTATTCATATTAAATTTTCCTAAACCACCAGCTAAATCATAAAATTGTAAAATAGGATTAATATCAATATTTGGTTGTATATTAGTTGTTATAATAGAAACATTATTGCTATGAACAACAACTCCAAGTTTAATTATATCACGCCATTGCGCACTAATAAATGGCGCAATAGATTGAACAATATCTGCAGTTGTATTTCCTGAAATACCAATATAAGTTACAGGATGACCAGATAGATATGTAAGGGTTATTCCACTAGGATTTGACAAATTTGACCCTTCATAATTAATATATCTTGCAGTAGGATTTGTGGAGTCAGTTGTATTATCTACAATCCACCCTTTAATTGGTCCTAAATCAAATTTTGAATTATCATATGTATTTGCAGATAACCAACTGAATTTAATAATTCCAGTGGAAGAATTATTAAGCTCTGATAAATTTCTTTCTTTATTAGTTAAATAATATTCAACATTCTCAGCATCAATATCTACTAAAATTTTTGATATAGTATTTCCAGTTGTAATTACAATACCTATTTTACATGTTCTTGATGTTATTTCAATATCATCTATAGAATAAGTGAATTCTCCAGGATTTGTATCTGATAAATAAATTTCAGTACCTGGAGTTATCCCAGTAATTGACAAATTCCTAACTATTCCTATTTTTGTTATAAATCCATGTTCATTATTTGGTATATCATGAGTAGCAATTCCAGATACAACTGCTATAGAGTTATTTGAGGCATCTGCTAAAACAACTGTTGGAGTACCACTTGTAATTTCTGACCCATTAATATGGCAAGCTTGACCATTATATATTATATTTCCACTATTATTATAAACTTTAACAAGCTCTTCTTGCCCAATATTAAGTATAACATCCATATTATCTGTATAAGGAAAATATGATAAAGATTCTTCAATTTTATCATAATAAACTCTTCCTGCTATGGGTGAAGGAATTGATATATTTGTGTCAAAATCAATATGTTGTATATCAGCTATAGTAGTTGCTGAAACTACTCCCAAAGAACTTTCTCCGCTTACGGTTAGCTGATTTAAGGTTACTGAAGAAATGTTTATAGAAGGACTATTTGTAGTTCCAGCAGTATATGTATTTAAACCTGGCTGAATATGTATTGTACTCCCTCCTTCACCTTTTACATTAAAAATATCATATAAATTTGTCGTACCACTTATTATAGTAGTTGCTGATAAACTTTGTGTAAAATAGGTATCACCAGTAACAGTCCCACCACTTAAATTAAGAAAATTAGTACTTATTGGTTTTATATATTGTCCCATTTTTATTGTATAGTTTTTATTAGATATATAAATAAATATCATTAAAAATATTTAAAATTTAACTATTTATAAAAAAATTACATGAATAATTCCGAATATGCAAGATATAAAATTAGACAAATAATAAGAGAAGGAATTGCTCATATTTTAATGTCTGCAAATCTTGAAGATGGTCGAATAAACTTACTTCATCATAGGACACTATATGGTGCACCATATTTCAACGAAACCTTATGTGCTAAAAAACTACCTTGATAAAAAAGAAGAAGTGTTTAAAATTGATTTAAAACACTTATTTAATGATAATGTAATTATCAATCATGATAAGAAATCTCAAGAAATTATCGCATATACAAAAAACAGTGGAAAGCAAGTTTTCACAATCAAATTAAATTCTGATAGACTTAAACCTTCTTTTATACGATTTGATTGTTTAAATAAGGAAAAAATAAAAGTACCTGTTACAATATCCGAAAAAGAAATTGAAAAAATAATATTAGGAAAAAAAGAAAACATAATTCAAGCTGGATTTGATAATGTATTTAGTGATTTCTATTTACAAGACGTTGAGAATTTATCAGTCAAATCAATTGGTAAGTTTTATGACGGGCTGTTTAAATAATGCCGTCTATAAACAATTCTATTTTCTGCTTTGAAAACAATATTTTATCTTATCTCCAGCGTCAATAACAGATTTCCATTTTGCTTTATTTATTTCTTCAAGTTTTTTATTTTTTCCATATTTTTTTAAAAAATACAAATAAAAAGGGAAAATTTTCATTTTCCCTTGTAACTGTTTGATTTTCAATCATTTTTAAAAATCCTCGAAGCTGGCTCCTGTTGGTAAAACCTGGAAGGTTAAATCTATAAATTCCGCAGTACGAGTTGGTTTTAGCTGAATTTTTCCTATTAACATATTTCTATCAATAGTTTCAGCGGTGTTATTACTATCATCCATTACAACCTTAAATGCTGTAAGCCCCCTCTGATTTTGAATTTGTAACAAGATAGGTTCAACTTTTGCTAAAAATTGGTCTCTTAATGTCTGGTCATTTTGTTCAAACAATAAAGTTAATGCTGCAGCAGAAATTAATCTTCTAACTTGTAAAAGTAATCTTCTGATATTAATTCTATCAAGAGCTGATTGTCTAACCTGTAAAGTTTTTTGTCCCCAAATTACAATACCTTGTTGTACAAAACTTACAATAGGATTAATTCTACCATTATATAAAGTATCTCTATGTTCTTTTGTTAATTTAAGGTCTGTCTTCTTTACGCTAGTTCCAGCAGTTGCTCTATTTAATCCAGCTGGGGCATACCATGGAGCAGATACATTATCAGTCAAAGCTAAAGTCTTAATTGCTAATAAAGTTGGTGCTTGATATGTGTATTTCCCAGATATTGAATCTTCTATTTGAATCCATGGCCAATATGTAGCTGCATAATTTGAATCTATTCCAGTAGATTCTAAAGCATTTACCACTTCTTCTGGAGTCCCCCTTTGTATTGTTCCATCACCAGCAACTAATGTTATTCTTGGAGAATCTACAACGTACAAAACATCTGCTCTACTTTCCACCATATCCAAAGCATATTTAACTAATCCAGTATTATTTTGGAAATCTATTCCAGGAGTTGCAAGTAAATTTATGTCAACTGCTTCAGGATTTTCAAATACAGCTATAGCTTCTTTAAATTTTACATAATTATTAGCTTGAGTTTCCATAAACTCTTCATAAGTATATTCAAATGATTTATATTTATTAAATCCATCGAACCCACCAGTTGGTACAAGAGTAAATTTAAGTTTTGCTTTATCAATTATATCAGAAGTATCAGTTTTGGTATATGCTGATAATGTAGCTTTGTCACCAAAAACAAAGTATCTTGAATCTGCAATGTTTTCCATATGAAAACCCTTTGTAGTTGTTATTGCGCTTGTTGAGCATGCTCCATGATAAACAAATAAATCAGATTCTATACTTTTTACAGAGTTTCTAACTGAAATTACACTTGAAGTTAAACTAGTATATCCCAATTCAGAAATTCCCAAATAAGTCTTAAAAATTGAATCTCCTGAATAATAAGTAGTTTTATAAAAAATATCAGGAGTTGTTGCAGAACTTGATGCAGTTCCTCTTAAATTATATCCTTCGAATCCAGCAGGAACAGAATTTTCTGGATATCTTGTAGCTAATTCTACTGTAATAAACATTGATTTACTTGGATATTCTTCATCCCAGGTACCAATAACTTTTCCAATAAAATTAGAAGCTCCATCATCTAAAGTAACATTTGAATATCTTTCTAAAGCTGTTTGTGAAGCGGTAGCATCAGTATCCTCAAATCTTCTTACTATAACATCAAAGGTATAATTATTTACATCTATATTAGCAATAGAAATTTTTACTTCTCTAGCAGATGCATCTCCATCAGAAATAGTATGGAATTTAAATAATTTATGAACTTCTCCACCAACTACTCTAGAAACTACCCAAGGAGTTATAGAATGAGTATAATCACTTGTATAATCAGTATATGCATCATCTGTTTTATAAGTAAGTGCACTTGCAAATATACCTGTCATTAATCCTCTTCCAACAGCTTCTCTAATAAAATGTGGATAAATTTCTTCAACATAAAGATTAATAGAATCGGTTAACACTTTAGGATTTTTTCCAAAAACTTTAACAATATAATTGTCTTTTGTTTCATCCAAAGAAACAGAAAGTCCATTTGTATAAGCAGTCAAAGGACCAGTTGATGCACTTATAATAAAATTACTTAAAGCATTTACCATTCCAGTTGTTCCAATAGTAACATCAGTTTGCTCGTTAAAATATGCAACACCACTATTATCTTTTTTACTCCTTAAAATTGCTAAAGTAGCTCCAGAATAAACACTAGTTATAGCTGTTGAAGCACTCATTGTAATTAACCATGCTGGAGAGTTTGTAAATCCGCCTGCTCCTAAAACTCTTGAAACTGTCAAATCATTAGCTTGTGCTAAAAATGAATTTGCTACATAACCTAAAGGCAATTCAGGTTTTGTTCCCCCAAATCTTAATAAAAATTCATCTGCACTTGAAACTTTAATAGCTTCAAAAGCAGGACCTTTTTCAGTCTTACCAACCAAACCAAGTCTTGTAATTCCAATTCTTGAAGCAAATACTGTGAAATCTTGTTCTTTTGTATAGACTCCAGGTGATATGAATATTGTTCCCATATTTTATTTTATTTTACTAAATTTATTTTTTATAAATAGATAAAAAAACAGTAAATTGTTTTAAATCTCTGAAATTTTTATCGAAATCTTCTTTATTGTATTTACCTTTTCAAAGTCAGAAGAATCAATAATTTTACTATGTACAGTAATTGGTGCTGAAATTTGATAAATTTTTTCTGAATTTATATCATCTAAAGAAGATTCATCAACTAGGTCTCCTATTTTTGAAGGAATATCATAACCATTAACTTTATAATAACCTTGTTTATTACTATATGCTTTATATATCATCATTTTATAAAATTCATCCACATGTTGCATATAATGTGATACAAATCTTATTTCATATTCAATATCAACATGCACTGGTTGGGAAACTTTATATAAATCATATCCCTTAAGTGTTCCATCAAAAGAAGGTACTTTTACAAAAGTAAATTTCTTTTTATTTGGAATAGTATATTTATTTGGAGCAGTACCATACTTTATTGCAGTTCTAGTTAATGCTACAAAAGGTCTCGCTAATTCTTCTCCATTTTCAGCTCTCATTTCCTTCCAATTCATCTTTCTTTCTGCCCACAATTCCTGCGAAATATAAATTATTGGCACTTTTCTCATTAAACCATTTTCCATAAGCAGAGTTAAATTCTGACATTCAATAAATTTTTTAAGTCCCATACTTATATCTGCAATATTAAGTTCTTGTGGAAGATAATTATGATTTTCAAATTGATTATCAAGGTTTTTACCTATATTTTTTAAAGCCCCCATAACTTTTTTTTATAAATAGTGAAAAAATATTTGCTTTATTAAATTTTTTTTTATAAATTTGCTTTACTTTTTTTCTAATACATTTGTTTTCTTCAGGGGTGTTGGTTTCAAATGTATGAGTTTTTTACGCTGTATGCGGTATAAAAAACTCTCAAAAAATAACTCAATTTTAGTCCTTAAAGAATAAGGGGGAAAGGGGGTTGTGTTTTTGAGGGTTTTATTTCCTTAATCGGTATATTATATTACTAAAATAGTTATTTATACTTAAATTAGTAATAGGAAAAATTTTATCTTCCCTTCATTATATCTTCATCTACTTCATGTGCTTTAATAGTAATATAAAATCTTCTGTCTCCAGCCCAAGAATGTTGATTAGAAATTTGTGAATGACCATCGTCTGTAATTTGATAAAATTGTCCTTTGTAATTAATAAATTCTCCCATTTTAATTTTTGTTATAATGAGATTTCCAACTTCACTTTGTATTAAATTAAGGTCTCTAAGTTGTTCAATGTATATATGTGCAGTTAGAGTTCCAAATCCTTTTTTAACAAGTCCCCCTTTTACTTGATAAGTGGGGTCCAAAACTTCTACATTTATTCTTCCAAATATTTCTATTGGAGGTAAATAATGTTTTATTATAGCTTCTGCATATAATGGATGAACTTTTGTTTTATTAAGGTCAATTTTAAATAGAAGAAAACTAGTTTGTAAGATATCTTCAGTAACTTCTCTACCAGCATTTGTAAAAAAAGTAGCTTCTTTATCAGAAAAGAACGTTCTTATTCCTTTAATGTCATTAAGTAGAGCATTAACATCTTCTTGGTTTTTTCCTATTTCTCGTATATCTGACATAATATTTGTGATTAAGTTGTTATATTATTTTATGTTTGTTGTTCTGTATGAATATTCATTTTTTGCAGAATACATTGAATTGTTTTTTTATCTCCAGATTTGAGTTTTTTTGAAAGTGCTATTATAGTTTTCCAAGCATTTCCACTATCTTCGGTGCAATCCACAATTGTATGTGCGAAGTGTTTTAAGTTTCCTTTGAATTTATTAAATTCTGGAATAAAAGTGATTATAAAAAATGCTAATATTAACCATAAAATTTCATAAAATTTTGTTCCAGTTGTGATTGCTTCATAAATGGGCATAAATATTTCATGTCCCTTTGTAACAGCTTCTGCTATTCCAGCTATTCCAAGGGTAGCAAAAATTATCACACAACAATAAAAAAGTGTATTTGCAAGTGTATCTATGTTTTTTTGATTTATTATTTTAGAAGTAATGTCCCCTATTTTTGGAGAAACAAATATTCCAAATGTTGTAACGAAACCCCCAATAACTCCTAAAATAGCTGTTGCTAATATTTTAAAGAATCCCATAATAATCCATTTATGTAAAAATTCTCCAAATTTTTCAAGTTGTGTTTTATCCCATTGAGTTCCCTTTAATATTTTTTTTTGTATAAGCCAGTTTCTTACTTTTTTGAACATTACTCCAATTAAATCTAAAAGTTTTCCCGATGCTAGGGCAGTTGAAATTATTAGTGTTCCAACTACTTCATTTAATAATTGTTTATTTTCTGTTAAAAGTATTTTTTTTCTATTTAATATTTCGTTTATATCTAAATTTGTTTCTTTAGAACTCTCTAATAAAATTTTTAGAAAAAAATTCTCATTGTTTTCTTTTTCTGAAATTATTGAAAGTATTATTTTTTTATTATAATCTTCTATAATAGTTTGTTTTATTATAGTCCTTACTTCTTTTAATATATTTTCTTTTGTTTGCATTTTTATTTATTATTTAAAATATATTACCATAAATAAATACCCATTGGTCCAAAACTTAATGCTTTGTTTACATTTTCTTGGATTAATGCTCTATTTTCCATTATTTTATTATAACTTAATTCATCTAGTTGAGCTTTTAATTCTTCTTTTAATATACTTTTATCTTCTCTTGCGGTTGATATTAAATCGTCTTTATTAAGTGTTAATTCTGCATCTGGAATAGGGAGTGTGCCATTAAATTTTCCTCTAACTCCTATTCCAAGAGTTTCTTTAGCTAAAGCTTGAGCATATTTCTTTACCCACGTTTGTGCTACAGAATTTAATTGCATATAAGATATATAATTAAGTTTTGCGTCAGCTGGGGTTGAAACTAACCCATTTCCTTGAAATCCTTGACTTATTTGTGTATTTGAATATCCTGTCCATCCAGGATTTGATGTATTTCCAGAATAATCAGGATTACCAAAATTTGAATTTCTATCATAATAGCAATAAAATACAGTACCTGGAGTACCAGCTCCACCTCCAATTCCACCAGCATTAGTTCCAGCTCCTCCAGCACCTCCAACACCTCCATTTGGGTTTGGTATTGGATAAAGTGTTAAAACTTTTGTTCCTTCTGCTCCTGGTCTGATAATATATGAATATTCTGAGCCTCTTACTCTATTTCTTAATTCAGCAGCTTGTGCTGTCATTATTGTATCAAAAACTGGCATTACATGATATAAAGTGTGCCCGGCAAATGAAGCCCCAAATTCAGAAAATGCTATATTAGTATTTGCAAAAGGGTCTAATCCAAAAAGATTAATAAAAGAAGGAGTAAACCATAATACATCGTTTATTTCACGTCCAGCTGGAATTATATAATTTTGTGTTCCTGCAGTTAATATAATTGATGTTGTTTTTAATTCCCTAGTTCCATCTACACCTAAACCAGCTTGTTCAGCAATAGACTTCCCAAAACTTTTTTCAAAATATAGACTATTTGAAACGTATTTTAAGGTAAAATCCATATCTGATGGTAATCCTAAAATTTCACCCAATCTATTTGTGAGTACCCAATTATTTATGTATGTAGAATATTCTTCTATAGCTTCACAAATACATTCCTCTATTTGTTCATCAACTAATTCTACTTGCATTACAGGTGCTCCGATTTTTCTTCTTATTCTATTAAAAAGAGCTATTTTATCGGTTTCAGACATTCCAGAAAGACATCTATCAGTACAAAATGACATAAATTTTTTTTTTAATTTGTTTTATAATAAGGTGCAATATTTGAAGCTTGATATTTTGATTTAAATCCGACGAATTGTCCAGTATTTGTTTTACAATATCCAACTAGTACATCCATACTTTGACTTGTAGTTCCAGACCAAATAAAACTTCCACCACCAATTGCAGTAACATTAATAGTTCCGCTGGATAAACAAAAAAGTTGGTGTATAGTAGTTGCAGTTACAGTATTACCAGTGTAGCTATTTCCAGAATTTAGCAATATTGCTTCATAATTTTGATTATATAGTGCCATAATAATTTATTGTTTTTTATAAATATTAAAAAAATTAAATTGTTGTTATTGAAAACATAAGTGTTCTTAATGTTATATTATTAGTAGCTGCGAGATTAGATACTCTTATTTCAAAAGAATCATTTTCAATTAATTTATTTATAGCTGAGAAACTAAAAGGATATGGTTGTGCTGATGTTGCACATCTTATATCTATATTTTGTAATATACTATTATTTTTAAATAAAGCAACAGATAAAACTTGATTTGTTCCAGCAACTGATATATCTCCACTTATATTAAATATACATTTTCTTGGAATATTTGGTAAATATGTAAATTTTGCTTCAGTGCCAGTTCCTGAAAATTTTATAAAATCATAGTTTTGTATTGAGTTTACATTAATTGAAGCTGCTGAATACGTTCCCGAAGATGCAATTGTAGTTGTATTAGTATTTCCAGAAATCCACATCCAAGATTCTGGTCTATAATTTTGTAATCCTGCATTATTTTCATAACGAATATCACTTTGAGTTTTACTTGTAAAAGTTAATCCACTTGTATAAATTCCATTTCCATAAAAAGCATTTGATGTTACAAAATGATATTTTGGTTTTATTTTATCATCTTTATAATTTATTCCGATTTGATTAGTTTCAATGTTAAAAATTGTATTTTGGACTGAAAAAGAATTTCCAGTTGTTGAAGCTGACAAATACAAAGAATTTGTATTATTAAATAAAGACATTTCAGATATACCCATTGACCCACCAATACAACTAACTCCTTTTACACAGTTACGTATTATACTATCAAATACCCAAAATTCTGAATCACATTCAACCTCAATTCCTTTGAAAAAACCCTCAATTATTATATTATGTGCCTCAAAATATAATCCATTTGTACTACAATCTAAACAACATTCATCATCAATTAATCCATATCCAGATGTACCAGAAAATTTTATTTTTGAAAAGTCGCATGCGGTTTTGATATCAAACATTGGCTTTCCACTTAATGAATTAGTTGCAATTAAGTTAGTCATTTCTGTACCAAAACCATCAATTGATATTGGATATGGACAATTTATTTGAATTGTATTATCAATATAGTAATATCCTGGATTTATTTTAACAGTCATTGGTTGTACAGCACTCGAATTTACATAATTTAAAGCTTCTGTAATAGAAGAAAATAATGCAGTACCATGATAGGATACTTCAACAACTTCGTTTATAGGCATATGTTGAGATGCTATTCTATATCTGTAAGCAGACTTTCCATTTGTATCATATTGATAAGAAACTAATTGAACTCTTGAATCTGGTGCCCATATTTTAAAAGTAGAATTTTTTGAAACATTTTGTCCACTTGGAGTTAATATTGTAATATGGTTTTGTGTTTGTGTAGCTTTTGCTTTTGTAATATATATATATTTTCCAATATTATTTATAGAAGCATCAGGGATTGTTATTGTAATATTTCCTAATCTATCATCTATAGTATATATAGTATTAAATTTTGTAATACTCCAATTTCCTGGTGATGTTAAAGTACACCCATATGTTCCAGAAGTAGTTCCTGTAGACCCATCATAATATAAATAACAAGTTGTAAGTGATATTTCTCCATTTATTGTGTCAGCTGAAATAGTTGTTGCACTCATAATTGGTGTATTTATTTGTGCTGAAAATGTTGCACCACTTAGATTCACTTTTGTATCTAAACTATTTGATAAATTATTAACATCCGTTACTAAATGAGTATGACCAATTTGATTAAATATATTGTATAAATTTGTTGTTGCAGAATAAATTGTTTCAGCAGAGATTGTTGTTGCACTTATGATTGGAGTGTTTATTTGTGCTGAAAATGTTGTACCACTTAGATTCGCTTTTGTATCTAAACTATTTGATAAATTATTTATATCTACTATTGAGTGAATATGTCCAATTTTTGAATAAAATGTTTCTGTTAATCCAGTGACAAATGCTGTTATTTGATTTTTTATTCTAAAAAAACTAGAAGGATTATCAGTATCTTCATTTGTTTTTGTAGTAAATATTAAATCATTATCGTTTAAATCACGGCCAATATCTGCTTTATCTTTTAATCTTATATTTCCCATTATTTTATATAATTATAAATTTATTATTTAATTCATCTATTAAATTATTATTGTTTTCATCTACTAAATCTTCACTTGTTTCTATTAAAGATTGAGCTATTCCCTTAAAAAAAGTAAAAAAACAAATAAATTTTCCAGAAAAAACTAAAGCACGTTCTGAAACAACATTTATTTTTTCTCCAGGTTTTGCATTCCATACAAATGAATTACCAGCATTTGTAGTTATTTCCATTACTCCAGATTCAGCACAGAAAAATTCAGTTATACAATCTTCAACTTTTGTAGAAGGATTGGAATATCTACCTGGAATTAATGTTATTACAGTTATATTATTTTTTTGTTTCATCAAAATGCTAATTTTATATAAATAGTTTTAAAAAGCTTAAAATTAGAGTAAAATATATAATAAAAAAGGGACTGAAATTCAGTCCCTTCTTTTTTATATTCACTTAGATTAGTAAGTGTTGATGTTGTCAATGTAAATAACTCCATAAAAACGGTTGTTAACCATTTTTTTAGCATAACGAGTCATGATGCCTTTACGAGGTGTGAAATCGTTAGGGTCAGTGATAGTTTGTGTTAATTGTAATGGAATATAAGGTGCATAGATATAACCTGCTTCTAAGAAGGTATTACCTTTGTGACCTAAGATAATTAATTGTGCTGGTAAATAAGGGTCTTTATATACAATATAACGTGAACCTAAGTTACCGATTTTTTCTACACCCAAGTTATATTTTTCAGATTCTGGAGAAGCTGATGTATCAACGTGGAAATATTCTAAATCATCAAAAATTGCACCTGCTTCAGCTGAGCAAACTACCCAGTTAGCTCCACCTCTTAAGGTTGCTTTATGAATTTGTGCAGAAAGTTCATTTATTCTTGTAATAAGAGTTTGATTCCAGTCTTTTTGAGTTCCAAAGAAGTTTGCATTATTAGCTAAACCTTGGTAGTCCCAACGAGCTCTGAATGGAGCTTGATTTGCAATGTCAATGATAATTTCTCTATCGATTTCAGCAGCAACGTGTTCTGATAATAAAGCTGTTAATTCAGCTTCAGCATCTATTGAGTGATATGCTTCTAAATCTTGAGCTAATTCAGGTGTCCAATGTGCACGTAATTTACGTGTAATTGTGTTAACGGTTACAGATGAAAATCTTAATGTGATTTCAGCCATTTCAGAACGACCTTCAAGGTTGTTATAAATTTCAAATGCTGCATTAAATCCAATAGCAAAAAGAGAGCCAAATGTTCCAGCACCATTATTTAACATAGCAGTATTAAAATCACTTCCAATTACAGAAGCTGGTCTTAAGTCAAATACAACTTTTGCTTCGTTATTTGCAAATTGGTCATATCCCCATTGTTGAATTTGTGAGAAGAATGGAATATTTCCACCTGCTGCTACAATAAGAATATTTTGTGAACCTGCACTATAATAAATAGCTGTATGAGCAGAAAATCTTACAGTTGCACTTGATTGTTGTTTACTGATGTCAAAATCTGTTCCTAAAGATGCAGTAACTGCTGCAAGACCATTAGAAAAATTGCTACCAGATAAAGTTGTTCCAGCATAAGCTGTAGTTACTGTTTCACCAGTACCAAAAGATAAATCAAAGCCTCTATTATTGTAAAATCTTTCATAAGCTGTAGTACTTGCAAAATTAGGTCCTGCTTGTCCATTAGCTGTATTGTAAGGAGCTACTTTTTGAGAATTTTGATTGGTAAATTGAGTAGGATGTTCAACGCCAGCTGCTTGTGTATTATCAGCGCCATTGTAAGATACTCTTGCATCCATGTAAAATAAAAGACCTGAAGGCAATGCTAAAGGTTGTACAGATACGATTTCATTAGCTAAAAGACGAGAGAAAACTCTACGTACTATTGGGAATGCTACTGTATCAAATCTACCTGCAGCAGCATCCAATGTTACTTCATTTAACATATGATGTGCTTGGTTTTCTAAAAGTTGTGCAATGTTAGTTTTTTTCATACCTACAAGGTTTTCCAAAAGACCAGATTCACTCCAGTTGTTAACTATTGCTTTTCTTTGTTCGGCTAAGTCTTTGAACACTGTCAAACCTACTTTACCGCTGTTTAATAATTCACTATTCATTTTTTGTTTTTTTAATTGTTTTATGTTTGAAAATTATAAATAGTTCAAAAATTTTTAAATTATATATAATTTTCATCTTTTTCGATTCCTGCTAAAACTCTTGTGCGTTTCATATCAGCATTTCTACGTTTCATTTCAGCACTTTCAAACACAATATCTTTTGGTTTGGCTGTATTTGTAGTGGTGGCTTTAATTTTTGAAGAATTATCTTTATTAATGATAATTTTATTTTCTTCTAAAATTTTATTGTAAAGCGATTGTGCTTCTTCTGCAGTTTTTGTTTTATCAAATTCTTCTGCTATTCTAGCTTTATCGGCTACTGATAATCCCCCACTTGCAAATATTTTATTGGCGAAAGCTAATTTTGCATTAAAACTTTGCATTACATCGAATTGTTTTCTTAAATCTTTAAAAGCATTTTGATAATTTTCTACAATTTCACCAAATTCTTTGTTTGATTCTTTTAAACTTTTGTTTTCCTTTAATAACTCGTCTATTTTAGACTCATATTGAGTTTTAATTTTATTATTTGATTCTTGTAAGTTTGGAGTTCCGTCTCTTGGTTCTAACCCTAAACGATTACTAGTATTTCTTACAAGTTTACTTTGTCCTTTCATTTCCTCCAATTCTGGTAAATTTAAATCTTTATTAACATCTTTTTTCCAGTTTGGATTTTCTTTTGAAATATCTCCAGCTGCTGTTAGCATAGCTTCTGGGTCATATTCTATGAAATCATCTTCTTTATTGTCTTCATTTGTAGGAATTTCAAATTCCAACATATTTTCGTCTTTTATTTCATCTAACGAAAACTCCAAAAGGTCGTCTTCTTCTTGAACTGGTGCTGGTGTTGAAGACACTGCTGAAGTTTCGGGGGCTGGAGTTGGTGATTCTGGATTTACAGTTTTTTCATCATCTATATAATCTACACCTTGTTCCGTCTCAGTGTCTGTTCCTCCCACTCTTTTATCAATTATATTAGTTAAAAGTTGTGCAAGTTTTAAAACATCATCATCAACTGGAGGAGTATTTTCTCCCGAAACTGCTTCTGGAGCTGTTTCTGGTGCTACTTCTGGAGTTGATATTGCTGATACATCTGTAGGAGCTACTTCTGGAGTTGCCTCTGGGTTTTGTTGTGTTTGTTCAAGTGTAGTCATTTCATCTATATTTTTTTCAATTTCAATTTCTTCATCATCATCATTTCCAGTTGTCATTTTTTCATCCGATTCTTGTTTATCTTCAACTTCAACTTCTCCATTGTTATTTAATTCAATAACTTTTTTATCTGTTTCTACAGTTACTTCCCCACTATCATCAACATTTATAGAAAGAGACTCATTTAAAATTTTATTAACTTTTTCATTAATGTCATTTTCAAATTCTTTTTTAACAGCTTCCGTTGCAAATTCTTTAATTTGTTCATAGCTGGCTTTCGCTTCTTCTAATGGTGTTTTATTTTTATTATCCATAGTTTTCTTCTTTAAGACTTTTTAATAAATATGAAAAAAAATATAAAAATTAATTTTTTATTATAAATTTTTCCAAAAAGTATTATTTGATAAAGTAAAAAGTTTTTTAAATTTTTCACATTGTTCTTCAATATTACAATTAGAAGGTGTTAAAAGAGTTGATTCTTTTATAGTATCATCAACTATTCTACAAATTCCATTTTCGCATTTTATTCTATTATAAGCTTCTTCTGTAATTGGAGTTAATCCCCATTGTCTTGATTCTTTATACATATAAGCCCCTGGAGTTGAAGGTGATGAAACAAAATCAAAAGCTATTAACTCGAAATCATTTTGAACAATATCTTCACCTTTAACTGTCTTCACTGACCCCACTCCTCTTGAGGAAATTCCAAGTCTAAATCCTGTTTTCAGTAATCCTTTTAAAGTATCTCCAGCTCCTGTGTATGCAATCATTACTTTTCCATATAACTCTTCACCTTGCCACCACATATCAAGAACTTTGTGCGATACTTTTGATAAAGAAACAACTGCTGAATCTGGGTGGTCTAATTCTCCACCTGCTAAATCATCTTCAATTAATTGCATATATTTTGTAGCTTCTCTTCTCAAAACATCATATGGATAAACTCTCCCATTTCTATTTAAAGTATTTGCCTTTTGAAAAATACCACTCATTATAATTGGTGTGTTTTTCAATTCAGCTTCTTTAATAATATTAATAGCTGAATTATAATCTGGTTTAAAAGTATAAAATTCTGCAATTATATATTTATTCTCTTGTCCCATAAGTTTATTTTTTGTAATAAATATGTAAAAATTTATTCTTCATCTTTTAATGAACCATAAGCATCAGGGTTTGCATTTATCGCAGCTTGTGCTTTTTTTCTTAATTTCGGATTAGTTAATGCTTTTTTCATTTTTGAAACTGGTATTTTTTCTCCTTCTGGCACTCCTAATTCTTTATGTAGAGAACCTTCTTTTTTACTAAATGCTTTTTGCATCCATTTTTTTTCACTTTCTGCCATTAATTGTAATTCATCTTCGATTCTTTTTTTTTCTTCTTTTAATAAAGTTATTTTATGAAGTTTTTTAATTTCTTTTTGGACAAAATTTTTAAATTCTGAGTTCATATAAAATATATTTTTATATAAATATTACAAAATTTGATAATCCTATTTTTTTTTATTATATTTTAATAAAATAGAAAGAAATGAATAAAAGGACAGCAAGAGAAATAATGATAAAAACTGAATTTTTAAGCAATAAGCAAATTAATGTAAAGATTGGAACTGTTGAAAATAGAGATTTCCCACAGACTATTTATATTAATGTTAGCTTTTGGATTAAACCAAAAAATATTTTAAACAAAATTAATGATGAAAGAAAAAATCTTGAAGAAAATTTAAAAAATATTTTAAATAATAAATTAATAATATTTCTAAATAATAATTATTTTTTCCCTTTTGAAAAAGACAATATATATATTTATAATATTCCTGAAAATTTTAATTATAATGATAAATCTAATTTTATTTCTTTAGAAATATATTTACACACATTAAATGTTAAATCAGAAAAAAAATATCCATTAAATGCTAAAAAAAATACAGAATTATTTGAAGAATGTGTAAGAATTTCTAATTTTATAGGAAATGACTTAAAAAAATTAGAAAACAATTTTTATATTAAAAAAAATTCAAAATTAAAAATTGAATAAAAAAAGCTCCATTGGGAGCTTTTTACATTGTTTTTAAATTATTCTTTAGTTCTGAATATGATATTATAAAATCATCAGCACTAAAAGAATCAAAATTTTTTACTTTATTTAATTTTTCTCTAAATTCTTTTAAAACCTTTATTTTTTCTATATCTTTACATTCTTTTAATAAATTATCAATTAAACTTAAATTTTCTTTTTTTAAATCTTCAATATAATTAATTTTTTTATTGTCATCAGACAAAAACATACCCAAAATCTTTTTTTCTTCTTCATTTAAATGAGAATATCTTTCATTAAAGTTATTTACAGCAAGTTTTGTAATATATTTCCAATTTTTTAAATTAGGATTATCTATTTTTTCTTTTGAGATGTTTTCTTGAGATACTGGTCTTGTTAAATATTCTAATAAAAATTCATATGCTTCTTGTTCTGCTTGAATGTTTGAAAAAGTTGGTTTTGTAACAGATTCTATTAATGTATGGATATGATTAAATAATTCATCTTTTTTTCCACCATTTGATTCAACATGACTATTTTCAAGCAAAGAAATTCTTATTTTTTTGTTTTCATTAATAATATCTTGCCATTTTATTCCTTTTAATATACTTAAATTTTGATTTATAAATCTTTCGGCTAATCTTTCTTTTATAAAAGGTTTACTATCTTCAAAATTTTTAAAAACATAATGTTGTTTTAATAAAACTGGACTCTTTTTAATTATATCAATAAAAGTTTTTAAAGAATTATTTGAATTTTCTTTTAATAATTCCATTGAAGAAAGTCTTGTTACAGAATCTCTTATAGCTCCAAAGTTTAAAGTAATATCTTTCATTTATTTAAAGTTTTAATATAAATATATAAAAATTTATGACTTTTGGAAAATTTTTTTTATATTTGCCTTTTAATTTATGTTTAATTTAAAATTATTAAAATGACAAAGTTTGTAAAAATTAACAATGGACTTTTTTTGATAAATCAAAAAATCGAAAATGAAACAGTCCAAATAAAAACAATTGTAATAAATACACATCATATTTTTATAGTTGATTGTTCTGGGTCAATGTATGGTGAACTTCACCAAATCAGAAAAGATTTATACAATAAAATTTCAACTGATTTAAAAGCTGATGACTCTTTAACAATTATATGGTTTTCTGGAAGAAAACAGTGTGGTGTTATACTTGAAGATTATCAAATAAAGAGTAACATTAGTTTAACTAAAGTTAAAGAACTAATTGACAGATATTTAACGACAGTTGGATTAACAGCTTTCAAGGACCCATTTGATGAAGCTAAAGCTGTAATTAATAGAGTTATGAAAAGTAAACCAAATTCTGTACATTCTTTATTTTTTATAACAGATGGTTATGACAACCAATATTCCACCAAAGAAATTATAGATTCTGTTAATGCAATAAAGGAAAATTTATCCAATTCAACTGTTGTTGAATATGGTTGGTATTGTAATAAAGAACTTTTAGCTAAAATAGCTTGTGAAATGGGAGGTGTTCATATTTTTAGTGAACATTTTCAAGATTATGAACCATATATTTCAAAAGAATTTAATGGACAAAAAGCTTCTAAAAGAAAATATATTAAAATAGAAGGTAGTGTGGATTTTGGTAGTGTATTTAATATTTCTTCGGATGGAGAAGTTATTAATTATTCAGTAAATGAAAATAATGAAGTTTTTGTTAATGAAAATGATGGCGGATTTTATTTCTTTTCCAAAAATCCAGTAGGCAAGGAACTATCAATGGATATGCTTAATGAAGCTGCAATTGTACAAAATAGTCTTGAAGTTCTCCAACCAAAAGAAATTGAAGAATTTAACACTGCTTTATATGCAGCATTGTTCAGTTTTAGTAGAATAAGTGATTTTAATAAAGTTTCAGAAGTTCTTAAATTTATTGGTGATGCCAAATTTATTGTAAAAAAAGCGAATACATTTGGAACACAAAAAATAAACGAATTAGAAGCAGAATTTCTTCAAGCAGTTAAAGACAAAAACCTTAGATTTGTAGAAGGATATAACCCAGATTTAGAACCAGCTGAAAATGCTTATTGTGTTTTAAATATGATTGAAGATTTAATGGAAGAAGAAGAAAATTTGTGGTTCCCCAATCATGAAGCATTTAAATATAAAAGGATTGGAGCAAAAGCTGTTGCAAAAAAAGGTATGACAGATAAAGATAAGGAAGATTTGGAAAAATTATTAAAAGAAGGTAAAGTAAATGAACTAAAAGAAAAAGTGGAAGAGGTTTCTAAAAAAGAAGAAGGCTTGATTTTTGAATACGAAGATGAAAACATGGGATACCCTATTACTGATTTAGTTTGGAATGAAAAAAGAGCTAATCTCTCTGTTATGGTAAGATATCCAGGACAAGTGGAACTACCTAAAAATAATTTTTCCAAACTTCCTAAAATATTTAAGACTTCTAAATTTAGAAATTATACATTAATTAAGGATGGTGTAATTCATACTTATACTCTTCCTGTAAGTTTATCAAAAATTACTTTTGATAAACTCCAAAGTAATGGCCTTTTAAAAGGAGAAAAATATGAAGCTGGTAAACTTTATATATTAGATTTTTCTTCTCTTCCAGTTATTAATCGTTTAATGGTTAATACAATGTCGGCTGAAGAATTGTTCAGAAATGAATATGAACTTCTTAAATTGAAAGCTAATAATACTGTGTTTAATCACTATAGAAAGGCTAAGATAGGAAAGGCAAGTTTTGATTTTATTGAATTATATGGAGAAGAAGCAACAAATTGGCTAAAAGAACTAGGTGTTACTGCTAATGGATTTAATCCTCCAAGCACTTTAGAAAAAACTGGAGAAGAAATTTTTGTAAATTCACTTAAAGTTAAAATTGACAAACTTACTTTAATGACTACAGAAAAAGATTTTCAAAAGGTTTTAGAAAAGTATAAAAAAGGAGAAGAATTAACCCCAAGAGAAGCCTTATTACTTCCTCCAATTGAAGAATTTGAAAATTTTATGAAGTCTATGAAAGATATTGATAATGATAAATTAATTGAATCCTGGATTGATAAAAAATCAAAACTTTTTAGGAAAAGAAAAAATCAACTTATGAATGAAATTTCTAAAAGTAAATTTTTATGTGTAGTTGGAAAATCTTGGTTTAAAGAATTTAAAAGTAGAGATGAAAAAGAAATGACTCTTAATATTGATGGAAGTGATATCAAATTTGAACTTGATGATAAAATGGAAAAAATAACTCTTTAACAGACAAAAAAGAAAACCCCAATTTTTGGGGTTTTTTATTTGGCTTTATAAAGTTATGATTTCATCAATGGTTCAATAAATTTTTAAAATTTATTTTTAGGAAATTTTTTTCCTTTTCTTTTACTTGGCTTTCCTTTTAATTTATTTTTTATTTTTTCTTTTGTTTCTTCAGAAAGTTTGTAGCTATTGTTTTTTCTACGAGTTTCAATAATTTTGTTTATAATCTCTTTAGAAGTTTTTTTACCCTTGTTCCAGGGGATTTTTCCTCTCATTTTTTCTTTTGTTTCTTCAGAAAGTTTTATTTTAATTCCTTTTTCTTTTAACTCTTTATTTCTTTTTTCTTGAGCGGCTTTACAATTTTTCTTTTGTTCTTCTGTAAATTTTATTTTTATTCCTTGTTCTTTTAAATTTTCACGATATTTTTTTTGTGCTATTTTCATTTTTTCTTTAGATTCTTCTGTTCTTTTTTTTCCTGTTAGTAATTTGGATATTTTTTCTCCGTATTCTTTCCCTCTCTTTCTTCTTTTGGGTCTATTTTTTTGTGAATTAGATTGTTTATTTTTATATTCTTGTGAGCGTGGAGGATGCTTTCTTCCAATGTTTTTCAAAGAAACAGAACGTTTCATTTTTTCAGATTTTTCTTTTCCATATAATTCTTCCCATGTTTTACCTTTTCTCCAAGAGTTTCTTTTTGAAAATTCTTTTTTTAATCTTTCATAAGTTCTTGCAGAAGGCTTATATCTTTGTTTTAAATATTTTTTTCTTAAAGTACTCATTGCCCAAATAGCTCGTTTTAGTTTTTCATTATTTGGATAAATTTCTACAAGTAATAAATGACAAATAAAATGCTCTTTTGCGGTTAAAGAAACTATATTTTCTTTTTCATTAGTACCATCTAAACATTTTGGTATTATATGGTGCTTTTCTTTATAGCATTCAAGATTTCTTACCTTAGCTCTCTCAATTATTAAATTATATATTTTTTTATAATTCATATGTGTTTTATTATATGTCTA